ATGACGAATCAACCGACACCCTGGCAGAAGAAATACCGCTGGACGATCACTTGGCCCGGCGAAGGCCACGAGGATTGGGTCGCTTACGACGGCGATCTCTACATCGGCCGAATCATGCGGGATAAGACGACGCACACCAAACAGGGACAGTTTCTCTGGTCAGGTGGCGCCCATGGCCGAGACTTCAAACAGCACGTCATGCCCCATCAAGGATGGGAGCCGGAACACTGGCAGGCTGCCAAGGCTGTTGAGGACTGGTATGATGCCATGAGGGAGAGGAACGGGCTGGAGCCTAGGGTGCGGCCTGGCTGATCCCGACCGCAAAGCTGTACCCCATCATGAAACTGCCGAAGGCGATACCGAGCGCAAGCATGTAGAAGCTCTTCGGAGGCACCGCCCCTTCGTTGATGTCCGGGGCAAAGAACAGCAGCAGCAGAGCCCACCCGAGATACCAGACCACTGCCCGGATCAGAATGTCGCTTTCGAACATCCAGAAATCCGGCCAAGTCGCATTTCCCACGACCACGACCCGGTGAAGGAAGACAATCAGGATTAGGGAGAACGTTCCGACGATTAGGAAACTTGCCCCGCCCCTGCCCTCACGAAAGGCGAGGAATGCGTCTCTATACCACCTCGTCAGGGCGGCGAACCCCGTTCCGAGAACGAGCGCATAGCCGAGATACTTCATCCAATCGCTTGGCAGGATTGCCAGGAAGATGAAAAATAGAACGCCATGGGCAAGCGCCGACCACGCTGCAATGCTAGATTTAAACCGTCTCACTTGCCATTTCCCCTGTGCATGCTCTTGATAGCGTCTTCGGCGATCCGGTTGACGTTGTGTGTTCGGCGCTCAAGCTGCATGACAGCATCCGACAATTGCGATCGCGCCCGATTCTTCTCTTCGCTCTGACGCGCCTCGCGCCGACGGTTGCTCTGCCAGTGAGGCCATAGTCGGGACATGAATCTCATTTTCCCAGGCTCTTTTCGGTGAGACGAATAATCGTATCTCTCCAGAAGGCGGTGTTGTCGTCGAACTTCTGGACGATGGCAGTGACGGTCTTGTAGGTCGAAAGAAGCTCAGCCTCTGCCGCTCGCCGGTCTTTTCGCTCCAGCAAGGCCCACATGAGGAAGAGAAGAGCGAAGCCGACAATCACCGTCTCCTTGTTGGCAAGGAGGTTGATTATGTCACCAGTCGAGAATTCCATTAGCTAATCCAGGCTGCGATGCACGAAAGAACGACGAAGGCCGCAAGCACGAGGATCGCGATCACGGTAGCCGGCTGGAGGTGGAGGAACTTCATTTGCCCCACCTCGCTTTGATGTTGGCGAACCATGCCGCGCAATCGGCGGCCAGCTGATCGCGATTGTCAGCGACAATCTCCCAACGCTTGAATGTCACGACCCACGGCTCATCACCGATGCGGACGCGGCCGATCTTGGCGACACACGATGCTGGCGGATCGGGGAACGGGATGACCGCCCTCGCCTCGCCCTCGGTCTTTGCCGCTGCTGTGACGCGCTGCTCTGTCGTCGCGCACCCGGTCAGGAGAAGGCAGAGGAATATCAGTGACGCTCGAGCCATGATTTGTCCTTTGCTGTTGGCCGGGAAAGATCGGGGTCTTTGGCTGCTTCTGCCGCCAGCTGATCAATGGTTGCCTGCCGCTGGGCCGCAATCGCCTCAGACAAAGCTGCACGCTTGCGTTCGGCAGCTGCGGCATCATCTGCCGCCTGACGCAGTTCCCGCTCTCGCTGAAGCTGGAATTGAACGGACTGCAGCTCGTATTTGCTCGCCATGCCGGCGGTGGCTTCCTTGACGCGCTGCGCCGCGACCGATTCGACCCGGCCGGCGACGATGTCGCTGACGACAGGGATAGATGTCAGGAACGGGATGCGGGATGCGCCGGGCACGCCTTCATAGAACGCAATCGCCAGGATGAAGAGGACGCCGCCGATCCCGAATAGGCGCACGGCTGTTGCGAGAATCGCAGTCATCAGATGCCGCTCACGCAAAGCTCGGCCTCACCGATCCGCTGGGCATCGCCCATCTCGCGGCGGCGAACCAGACCAGTGACCACCTGACCGCCAGCTTTGTTCCATGCCGTCTGTGCCTCGCAGGCCTCCCGGTACTTGCCGACGCGGATGTATCGAGCCGCCGTCGAATTGCACATGCCGGAGACGCCGAAGTTATAGGCGCCTGAGATAGCCGACGCTTGCACGCTGACCGGCTTCTTTTCGAAGTCTGCTATGCAGCGGGTCAGTGGAGCGTAATAGTCGCGCTGGACGCGATCGATCAGCATCTGCTCGCATTGCTGGGGCGTTCGCGTCAGGCCGGCAGTGACCGGCTTGCCGTTGATCCGGGTTTCGCCGTAGCAGATGTCCCATATCTTTGCGAAGGGATCCCAGTGCGATTTCAGCACCAGCCCTTCCCACGGCTTGATCAGGCTGTCGACGGCAAGGATGACAGAGACCGGCGGCTTCGATGCCTCATAGGCACCCCACGTCCCGCCGGCGGCAGCGATGAACGCTGCGACGATTGCCGCCTTGCCCCGCTTGCTGCTCGTGATTTTATTGATCGGCATTTGGATCATCCTTCGGTGTCTTGGAAACGGATTGCTGGGCCACAAGGCGAGAGACGAGAGCAGCCATAGACGTGAAGCCGGAAAGGCCAGCGAACAGGCCGCGCGGCAGGTAGAGCCACTGGTCGAGGATCGGCAGGGCGATCTCCAGCCCGGAGAACAGGCCAGCCAGCAGGATCAGCCGGATTGACCAGGCTCGCTTGAACACCCGTCCGAAATGCTGGACCGGCTCAAGGCCGAACACATCCAGCGAGGAGACAAAGCTCCGCTTCACCGCAGCCGTTACCGGCGCGGGTTGTTCCCCGTTCATGGATTTCTCCGATGTTGGTGATGTCGGGTCAGGGAAAAGAAAAAGGCCCGCCTAAGCGAGCCGCGAAGTTATGATTTTTCGGTGAATGGGTTTAGGTGCGAAACGCGAATTGGCGGCTGACCGTATCGGGTCGCCGCCAATCACTGGATGGAATAGCCTGATACGCCAAGGCGCACCTCACCACGCCACAGCTCGCCTCGCCTCGCCTTGCCTGCCCTGCCACGATCCTTGCCAGCCGGTCGGGCGATCCGGCTCCGCACTCATTCTCCGATCTTATCGAGTGACTTCGGGAAGTCGGTATCGATAACGTCGATGATCTTCACGAACCCGGCGAACTCCTCCAAGTCCTTGTAGCGAAGCCTCCATGCCTTCAGTTCGTTCATTGCCCGATCCAAAACGAGTTGCCTCGTCTTGGCCTGTGAAAGGGCATGGGTCGTCTCCCGGTAGTGGGGCGCTGACGGCGCTGGCACATGAATATATGCCCTCTGCCGCACCGCTTGTTTGTTTGGGCTAACGTAGACAGCGACGACAGCGCGGATAAGTCCCCTCGCCTGCTGCAGCCTGTATTGTTCCGCTGCTTCGCTATTGTCCCATTCAAAGAACGAGTGAAGCGGCGAGTTATCGTGCCTCGCGTCAGCTAAAACATCCTTAGGGGTAAGCTCACCCTTGCCCTTCTTCCGCAGCATTTCGATATGCTGCCCGACGATGTTTGGGTCAGGATGGTGGCCTGCTTGGAAGCGGACGCCCTCGGCAAATTCGAAGCCGGCAATCTTTGGCTGTTTCATCGTCCAGCCCCCAGTTTCGCCATGTCTTTGTCGGTGGCGACATGGAACATGCCGTTCATGCCGTCCTTCTCGGGGCGCCATTCACCTACGCCAACGGCGAAACCGGCGACGTTGATGATGTTGAGGATCTGCGCCTCTGACAGGACATTGGCATTGAACCGAACCAGCAGCTTTGCATGCCAGTCGGCGAACTCGCCACGGTAACGCAGGTCAGCCGTTCCCATGCCAACCCGAACCATATCTTCGCGCATGGAAGGATCGCCGCCCTCAATGCGCACGAGGTTGACGCGAGCCTTTGTGCCCTCGAACGCGCCGTTAACGTCGATGTCCTCACCCAGGATGTGGAAAGCCTGACGCGCAGCAATCTTCGTGATCCCGGCCACCGACGTGCAAGCGGTGACGGCCGCAGCCTTAAAGCCGATCGAGGGAAACCCGAACCCATCGCCAAGGCGATAGAGGGACGCTTCGAAATCGGCCCGAGGGTCTTTTGCTTCCTTGGCTTGCTTGGCCTTCTTCATCTGCTTCTCAAGCATTTCACGCTTGGCCTTTTCCGACCAAGCATGAACGATGAGCGGGCTGTCACCGATAACAGTGACTTCCATCAGGCGGATGTCGAGTGGCGGTAGCTCGATGCCGACATCTTCTTTCTTGGGGGCCATCAGACATCACCCCCACCGTGTTTGACGAACATCCATATCTGCTCGGCGCTCTTGCCGTCATCATTCTGACGCCCGTAGCGCATGCTTCCTTCGCCATCGTTGAATTTGATTTCCACGAAGTCCCCGAACATCGTCTTGCCGTGAGAAGGCATCTTTCGAAATTCACTGAGAAGATCGTCGAGTAGGCGAGTGCATTTTTCTTCACTCGTTTCGGCTGGCGGCATCGCGACAGCAGCAACCGGTAGTGACGCAACGGCAGCGCCGCCGAGGAAGGTTCTGCGCTTCATGCTGCAACCCTCCCAGTCACCATCTGTCGGACGGCTTCAAGCCGAAGCGTGTCGCCAAGCCCGATCCAATTCGCTGTGACCCATTCCGCCTTAAGCAACGCCTCATGGAGCGATCGCGCCTCCCAATCGATGATCGATCGCTCAAGGCCTTCAATGATCTCTCCCAAGCGCTCGCTTTCGCAGTCCGCAGCGTCAACGCCGGAAGCCTTGCGCCAATCTTTATATACCTTGGCTCGGCCCTCTAGGATTGCATGAGCTTTTCCGCGGTCGACCTCCAGCCTGTCGATCCTTGCCTGATGGAAGGAAGCAGAAATACCGTTGTCGACATGCCATTTCGCCAAACCGATCTTACGATCGATGTCAGCGTCTATATCAGCGGCCCAGTGCAGTGTTTTGCTTTCCGCGCCGCATCCTCGATGATCGTTTCCGAGTTCAGACATTTTGATCTTCGCGAACGGTGGGCATTCGGCGCTATCGCATGCATCGTCAACGAAATCCCACAGCACCTTACGTTCAGCGCAAAGGATTGTGTGCCGGTCGATCATGGTGCCGATCGTCTGATCTGGGGTTAGAGCGTCACCAGAGGCGACGGCGGTGTGGCTGGTGGCTGCGAGAGCGAGGCCCGCCTTGAGAACTGTCCTTCGGTTCATGGCGCCCTCCTTAGTTCAGAGGTTGTTCGAGAAGAGCGGCCAACTTGACCAATCCCTTCGCGGTGACAAGCGCGCGGGTCGCGATACGTTCGCGGCCCTGATCGTCGAAATATGGATGATCGTCATGCTCCATATAGCCGGAGTGACGAATACCATCGTAAGCAAGCCAGCTCTTGCCGCCGGCCCGTTTGAAGATCCAGCGACGGGACTGCATGAAGGTAAAGAGGTCGTCCCGCTTCACCTTGAGCGTCTTGGCCGCGTCGCTGATGCACATCGAACCCTTGGCGCCTTCCAGTCGGTCAAGCTTCTTGAGACGGTCGCCCTGCTCCGCGATTGTCTCCTGCAAGTGACCGATGACGCCGAGCATGATCTTCGGATCGGAATAATCAATCGCCGCTGGCTTGCCGCCTTGTTCCAGCTCCATCCAGCGGTCGATGATCCGAGCGCGAAGCTCGACCGAGTAGCCGGAGATAAGGATCAGTGTTTCGCGCTTCGTCAGGTGGAAGACCTTCGTAGGCCGCCCACCGTTCGACGATTCTGGCTTTTCCTGAATTTTCAGGGAAAGGTCAGAGGCCATCTTTTCGATGTCGGCTCGCACGTTGTCGTGTCTCTTGCCGGTGATTTCCGAAATGTCCCGACTGGACATGGTGAGGTTCGACGACGAGGCCGATACGGTTTGAAGCTGCAACTGCATAGTTACGCCCTCACCGTCTCGAGCTGCATGCGCCACTTGAGCGATGCGCCAGCGCTGCCGATGAGGTTCGGATCACGAGGAGCCGGAACCGTGACACACGAGCCGAAGTCACGATCAGCGCGGCGGAAAGCAGCGGCTACGACCGAGTTGCGGAACAAGGTGTGAAGCGGGATTGCCAAAGAAGGTACGATTTTGCTATCATGCTTGCGCATGTCGATATCTCCAGATTTCGATTGTGATTGGAAAGAGCGGGACGGTTCCTACGCCGTGGTCCCGCTCTTTTCGTTTTCCCGGCTCTCCTTGATCAGCCGGATGACCTCATCGTTGATCGATGTGAAATTACCTTTCGCTCGCTCCGCAAGCCATTCCCTGAGCTGCTCCGGCAACCGCAAGGTCAGACTCGACCTCTTAACCTTTTCCATGATACTCCTTTCTGTGGCGTCATTTCGACGTCACCAACATAGCAGACGCCAAATTGGCGTCAAGCGCCAAAATGACGTCAAATGGAAAAAGAAAAAGAAATCATTCGAACCAGTCTGCGGATGACAAAGCCGCTTTACGATCGTCTCGACGCGGCAGCGTCGGAGAAAGGGGTGACGATGCACTCTGAAATTCTTGCGAGGCTGGAAGCAAGTTTTAGCGCTACCGACTTTGATGCCCGCGCCCAACGGTTTTTAGAGCAAGCCGAACGCCTACTTGAACTGTCTCAGGCAGAGCAGGAAAGACGCGATCGGGAAAAATGAACGCTGACCTCTGGTCGCTGCGGATCTTTGACAAGCCCGCCTCTGAAGGCGGGTTTTTCTCTATTTCAGGCCGCCCTAGTCACCAGTTTCCAGTTTCCAGATCCTACTGCAGTGGCGATGTAGAGGTTCCCGTTCGTGATATCCACGCACTCCGCCCCGATCATGGAAGCGCTCAATGAGCCCAGCGGAGAGCCAGCGTTACGCCTCTTCTGGAAGAGGTACGTCTGAGCGTAAGGCGAACCCGCCACTTGGATCCTACCATCGATCGACGCACCGCGGATATCAATGAAGAACGTGCTATTGTTCTCGTTCCTGATCTCGATGTCATGCGAGCTTGGGAACGCATCTCCGTTGATGTCGGTGATGGTCGCAATGTTTGCGTAAAACCGCACGATGCCGATTTCCAAAGCCTTCATAAGGTCGAGGATCTGGGCAAGCGTGGTGATCTCAGCGCCGGTGACCGGGTTATAGACCTTGTTTCCAGCGCTCTTTAGCAGAACAACATTTGTCCCGAAGTTGCTGAGAACAGGGTTCTTGGGGAAAACGGCGGCCGAGGAGAAGTCGATCGTGTCGGAGCCTTGGGCGAACTCCTCGAAGATCAGGATCCCACGCGTCCCGGCGTCAGAGTCTGTGACTGAACCCAGGATGCAAAGCGAGCATATTACGCCACTATCGGTAACGCAGCAGCCCTCGTTTTCAATCCGAGAGTTTGCAAATCCCGCCGCGGTCAGGATGGTACGCGCGGCATCTGGAGAGTAAAGCGCCTCGGCAATCTTGGCGTCACCATCACCGGAGAAGATCCGCATCCCCTGGTATTGCGCAGGGGTCGGCGTTCCGGTTGAATATACTCCCCCATATGCTGCAGCGATGAACCCTTGGCCCAACGCAATCGCCTGCATGTGAGGAAAGTAAGCAGAGTAGTCGTTGTTGTCCCCAAGATCGCTGATCTTGAACTTGGTTGTTTCCAACCGCGTCGACGGTGCGGCCGTGGCGACTCGGTAAAACCTATCAACACGCCGAAGAGTGCCTAACGGTGTATCAGTCTCACTGATCAAGAGGTCCGCCCCCCTTCCCGTCAGGAATAGGTAGACATCCATCGGGTACGAGTTGGCACTGACTGGCGACGACAGCTCAGCCGGCAGGGTGGTGATATTGTACCGGACGAGCGCATTGCTTGCCCCACGAATCCACAGATACCGGGTGCCTCCGGAATAGCTAACGTGGATGCCTGAATAGCCCTGCCCGGCATAGAAGCTCCGAACGAAGGCGCCTGTCGATCGGTTGAAGATGACCAGCCAGTTAACTCCTGTCCCACCATTTGGCGAGAACAGCACAAGCATCTGGTTCGCGATCTCGTCGATAAAGAGTGCCTGCGGATAAACGTATGAAACGGCGAGCGCGGCAACAACCGTATCGTAGCCTGGCGGCTTCAACGGCAGCTCTCTCAGGACGCGTTTGCGATAAAGGTTACGGAAGAATGGGAGAGTAACCGGGCCTCGAACCTCAGGCGCGAGCTTGGGAAGGCTGACGTCACCATCATTTACCGTGGCTGTCTGATTTACCCACGAGCCAGAATGAAAAATCTTCATGACACCAGTCACGGTGTTGAAATAAAGTGCCCCTTCAATCAAAGCGTGTCCCTGAAGGTCTGTGACAGGGTCAACAGCCAACGCACCGAGGTATCTGGTCCGAAAGTCAGCCAGTATCGCCGCAGTGGCTTGTGCAGCTTCGTTAGGAAGATCGGATTTCTTGACCCACGCGCCTGCGACCTTTTGATAGACGCCCCTGAGTGCAAGGTTATCGTCGAGCACGACAAGCCCAATATCGCCATTGGCATAACTGCCAACGACCGCATCAAGCTCTGCTTTGGTCGCCCTGGCTACTGAAGCTGAGAGGAGTTGAGCCGTAACCGCAAGGGATTCCTCCAGCCACGTACCCCATGCCCGAATAAGGTATTTATCAGGCTCATAGGGCGCATTCGAAGGGCCATCAGCCCAAATGCTCTTGGCGTTCTCTACCATGATTTCTCCATGCGCGATCGCCTCGGCGGTGAGCCAAGGGAGGTTGTCGATGTTGTTTTCCGGTTAGACGGTGACGGTCGCCGACGCCTGCGCAGCAGACTTGACGCCAGAGCCGTTCTCGGCTCCGCACCAGTATTTCCATGTTCCAGTGCCGGGGCTGTCGGTGAACGAGATCGTCTGGTTTGCCGACACATTGTAGGTGCCGATCGTCGTCGCTGCAGCGAAGCTCTGAGCTGTCGTGCCGCGCTTGAAGACGAGGTATCGGGTATTGTCGTTGGCCGATTTCGCGCTGACCGTGACAACGCCAGCCGAATTGACTGCGGTCATGTTCGTTGGTGTTCCCGGCGCGGTTTGGTCCACGGTCGATGTAACGTTCGCGGTCACTGACCAATCGCCATAGTCATTGTCCGACGCGATGAAGGCGACTTGGATGTCCAAAAGAGCATTCGACGGCACCACATTCGTGGCAAGGTCGACAAACCCACCAGAAGGCGTTGCATTTGGGAACTTCTGTTCGATCCAAGCGCCCGGGTTGCCGGAGCCGTCATTTGCTACCCGATATCTTACGACCGGGTAGAGAGCATCGTCAGCCGGGTCGATGATGACCACGCGGATATAGACGCTATCGCCTCTGGGCTTCGCCTGTACGAGGTTGATGACCGGAGTGAGGATATCCGCCGCATCGACCTTCGGCGGAACCGGCGGCTGCTGTCCTTCGTCGGTTGTGGGGTTCCAATCGTCGATGTTGTCCGGATGCTTCATGATATCCATCGTGAACCCGCCTTGAAGCAGGGACAGGACGGACTTGCGGTTCTCGATCAGCTTCCCGGTCAGCTTCGGCAACATGATCGGGGCGTTAACGCGCACCCAGCGGCAGTAGACCGAATTGATGCCTGAGAGCCTGACGTTGAGCTGCCCGCTCACCTTCTCCTGAAGTCGGAGCCAGTCACGCTTGCCGAGGCGGCGGGCCTGCCTCCACTGCTGAACCCATTGATAATTGGCATCCTGAGCGAGAACGCGGCCTGCCGTGATCTGGGCCGCCGTATCCTCGAAGAAATCAGTGTCCGACGTCCCATAGCTGATCTCGGGATAGCAGAACTTCGGGACAAGGCGGTTGCACTCATCCTCGAAGAGGACGTCGTATTTGATATTCCGGCCGGCGATGTCGCTGTCGGTCAGCGTCGTGACATACTTCTCTCGGAACTTGCCGACGATGAAGAGCAATGCCCCATCACCGCGCTCGCATATCCAGCCGTCGCAAGAAGCGAGGATGGCATTCGTCGCGGCCTTCGGATCGTTTTCCGTGGTGTCGAAGCCGTTGCACTCGTAGCGGCGTTCTGTCCCGCCTCCCTTGAGGGGAACAAGCTCATCGCAGACGTCAGCCTCCTCCTGCCACATATCAAGGACCGGGAGGATGGCTCTCTTATAGTCACGGCGATGGCCGAACTCATTGAAGCACTGGTGCCACGCCATGATGACGGCAGAGTTGCGCGTCCACTGCCATGTGCTTTCGTCTTCCGGGTCTTGCAGCGGATCGCGGAAGTCCCAGCAAAGAGCGCCATCGACCTCTGCCGACAACTGCGGCGGACCATACGGAAACCGCTTGCTCTGTCTTTCAGCCTTGGCGCTTTGGGCGACCATCGCCATAGAAGCTTGGCCATCTCCTCGATGGCTGTTGGTCCAGGCTCCATCTGCAGAGAGCTTGTCGACTATGGCCGAGTATGGCGTTTCCGGGACAAGCCCTAACCTATGATAAATTTGTACCTGATCCCCGTAATTGGTTCCGGGGTTAATAATCCCGCTCGGTTGTAGCGTCACTTCGTCGTCGTGAAGCCAAAATCGATTGAACGACTTAACCGGATGAGCAGCGATAGCTTGCACCGCGCATAGATTTTTGCCCTTCGCCTCCCAAAGCATGAAAGCCCCGGCGAGTCGGTTCCGCCCAACGCACCATTGGCGGTACGGGATCGACTGAACCTTCGGGATCTTTCCGTCTTCCGGCTTCGGCGGCTTCGGAGCGAAAAGCATCTGAATGCCGATCGATATGGCCGTGGTCGCGATAGCCGAGAGACCGGCGATAACTACACCGCCGATGGTAGACGCTGCGAATGATGCACCGAAGACGGCAGTGAGGAGCGGCGTAAAGATCGGATCATAGAGCGCGGTCGTGGTGCGGAGCATCCAGTTCCGGTCAGCGTCCCGGAAATAGTGCTGCGCATCGCTCGGCACGTTCTCGTACATCGCCTTCAGGCTCATGCAGGCAGTCTCCATGCAGCGATGAATTCAGCCTTCACGGCACGAACGCCGCCGGGATGGATGGCAGCCCAGAGAGGACCGAAGCGAACCGCTCCGATTTCCTTCTCCACAGCCGTTGTAGGGGCTTCTGCAGTCATGGCCCGGATCAAGCCGATATCGCCGTCCTGAACCTGCTGGACGCGCTTGGCACCTATCTGTGCAAGCTGGTGCTCCATCATCGGAACAAGGCCGCCGAAACGGGCAATGATTACCTCGGCCCCGTCCCTGTCCCGGTAGGTTCCCCGGAGGTCTTCAGCCGGGTCCACTCCGATGCTGCGCTCTGCCCATGTGGATGGGAAGGTCATGCAGTCATCACCGCCGACCCCGCCCCATCGGAACCGATGCGGGAGCTTCACAAACTCGAAAATGTCCATGAGACCTCAGTTGAAAACTGGCCACTTAGGCTGGATGCCGCGAGCCAGAGCACCGGTGTTCTTGCAGAAGTCATCAGTCGGATAGATCGACTTCTGCATCGCATCGGACCACAGCGACCGAGACGGCCGGGAACGCGTGTTCTCTCCGCCCACCACGGCGAGGCTGAGCGAAAGTGTGGGGTTTTCGCCTTCCCTGACAGGCGCCTGCGACTCTTCCGGATGCGATGCTATGCCGGTCCATATCGGGACGATGTTGCTGACCGGCTGGTGATACTTATCCAGCGTGGTAAGCCCGACCTGAACCAGCTTTCCCCGTACCGGGGGTAAGTCGTCGATCACCTTGGCGCCGGTCTTCGGGTCGATGCCTGAGACGGTGAAATTGATGGCGCTCGACCGACCGTTGACCAGCACTTCAAGGTTCGGGATACCCTGAAGCCTTCCGCCGCCCATGTAGACCGTGCCGGCAGGATCGATGCTGTCGAAGCCAACCGGAAGATCGTTGACGCCGAAGTAGAGATGCAAGCCCGGATCGGTATCAACCCGAAGGAAGATAGCCAGGCTCGTGCTGGTGCGGAGCGATTCAACGACCGCCGCCGGCACATACTCGACCGAGTAGGCCATCAGAACGCCTCAACGAAACTGATGCTTGGTCGGCTGGAGTACCAGCCAGAGTATTCAAACGGCACGGTCTGACCGCGGGCAAGCTTCATCACACAGCGCGGCCGGGCAAGCTCGATCCTCGTCCCCGATGTCACCGGCTCCCGTAACGGCGGTGATATCGCGATGCGAGATACAGGGTTCTCCTCATCGGTCTGGCTGATCAGCTCCCATGAACGATAGATGCGCCAGCCCTTCGTCTCATGATAGATCGAGAACCAGTCAGACCACCGGAAGACCTTGCGAGCTGCACCGAAGACCCGGACATTGATCACCCCGGCATTAAGACCGGCAGCCGCGGTGAACTGCCCGTAGACAGTCGACTGCGAGTATCCGGAACCATCAGTAAAGAGCGATCCGTCAGAATGCGGGATGCCCTTGATGATCGGCCGAACCGCCCCGCCTATGACCGGGAACGGTCCCACCTTGTCATTGACCAGCGGGACCACGATGTTTCGGAATCCACCGTTGAGACGGGAGCCAAGCCAGGACAGGACTTCGAAGCGCTCGTCAGGCCCTTCCAAAACCATATTCTCCAGCGTAGCTGTCATCATGCCGCCGCCAGAGGTCTCGATGCTGATTGCCTCACCTACTCCGTTAACTCCGCCGTCTATGGCGTTGCCAACGTTATCGAAGCGAATGCGGGTCGGGCGCATGAAGTCGATCGGGAAATCCGGCTGGTTCGTCAGCTCACCCATTAAGCCACCCGCGATTGATATTGCTTCTGATTGTCGCCAAAGCCGCCGTTGATCTGACGCTCATTGTACTGAGCGATACCCTCGGCCGCCCCCTGACGGGCAAGCTCGCGGATGTGGTCATCACCCCTCGCCCCATCCAGATAGAAGTTCTGGATCGGTCGCTGATTGCTGCCTTCACGAGATCCGCCCATCATGCGGGCGCTGCGGTTCGTGTCGAAGACCTGCGAGCCTTGCGGGAGGTTGACCAGTTCCGGACCACGCTCCCCGACGATCGCCATGCCGCCGGGTGCATAGTTCGTTCCATCTGCGAAAAGACCGGTCAGGCCGGCGTACTTCGACAGATTTGGACTGAACAGGCCACCAAGCCAGCCGAACAGGCCGCCGCCTCCACCGCTCCCAGTGGGGGCAGATGGTGCAGACGGGAAGAAGTTCGCCGACAGGGTGTCGCCGATCTTGCCGAGACCACCGCCGAAGGTGTCGAGCCCCTTGGTTGCTGAGCCTGCAGCTTCCGCCAGCTTGTTGACCGCATCTGTGGCCGTGCCGCCGGTCCCGATGCCATCCCATTTGCCGACGCCGACCTTCGCCGCGCCGTACCATGCGCCCCAGCCGTTCTTTGCGGCATGGTCGAGGGCGAAGTCGGTTGCGGCGGGACCATTGGCAGCAAGAGCAGGATCGAGGCCGGTCTTGTCCATGAACGAGTTGCCGAGACCTCCGCCCTTATAAAGCTGGAACGGTCCATAGGACTGCTCACGCACGCCGTTCTTGTAGTAGCTCGACTGCAGGTTCCAGCTATTCAACCCGCCTTCGGACTGGGCGACCTTGAGGGCTGTATTCGGATCAATACCGCGTTTGATGGCTGCATTGCGAATATAATCAGCGATGTTTCCGGTTGCAGCAACATCAGGGAGAGCCGACCGGGTTACAGAAGTCAGCTTTCCAAGGCCTGTGAATGCACCCGAGGCATTGTCGTTTGCAGCCTTGCCGCCCCCGATCGCCGATACAACCGACCCTATCGCGCCACCCGATCCAGATCCCGGCCTTCCAGTCAGCCAGTCGGCAAACATGTTGCCTATACCGTCGAAGAACTTCTCCCATAGCTTGTTCGCCTGGTTTTCGAGCGACGATTCGAAGCCCTTGAGGAATGCCTTGCCGATGTGATGGCTGCCAGAGACAAGTTCGCTGCTGAATGCCGACCCGAACCCCTTCGCCATGTCCTTGGCTTCTTGCCAGTCATACATCTGACCGATGCGTCGACCGTTCGCGCCGTTCAGGTCTTCAGGAAGCCCGTACTGACGCAGAGTAGTAGCGATCTGGCGGTTGCGAGGGGATAGGCGAGCGTCCCCTATCTGTTGACCCATGTCGAAATTGAAGCGGGCCTGGTTGTATTGATCCGTGAGCTGACCGAGAGCCTTCGCCCGCTCGTGAATGAGGTCAAGCTCCTTCTGGTCAACCTCAATACCCTGACGCGCTGCCTCCATGCGGAGTTGGCTCGTAAGCTCGTACTCTTTCCGAAGCGCTGCAGCGGCACCACCTGTTTTGCCCACAAGGTCAATCTCGGACTGCTGGTCGGCAAGAAGCCGATCGAGGCTGCGAGACCGCTCACGTTGAGCATCAAGAATGGATTGGTTAGCGCGACGGTAGGAAAGCTCAACCTCCTGATTAATTCTCTGCTGCCGCGTCTCCTGATCCTCGCGCTTGAGGTCCAAAGGCTCGGCTTCAAGCCGGCGGCGTTCTGCATCAGCTATCTCCCGTGGAGACCTGGCACCGATACCCGCAATGGCGGCGTCAAACCGGCGTCGGCTGTAAAACCGTTGGTCGACGTTCGAAGCCTGATAGTCGCGAGATGCGTTGGCGGCAGTCGTGCGCGACATCATCAGTGTCATCTCGCGCTGCTGGCGATTGAGCTCTTCCGTGGCTTTCGCGGCTTCTGTTGCTTCCTTCGTGTAGTCAAGAAGCGTCTTTGCGATCTTCTGAAGCTGCTTATCAGAGGGGTCGGTGTTGGCTATCTCCTGGACACTACGGTTGAATTCCAGAACATCCGGGTTGCCAGCGTGTATCTGGTCCACAAGCAGTTTTACGGAATCCGTGAATTTGCCGAAACGAGCAGTGGAATTATCGCTGCCGATCGAGAAAGCGCCGAACCCCTCAAAGTCGAATTGAGATGCGTTGACCGATGCGCCAGCGTTGCCGAGGAACGAATTCAGACTGTCCTTAAGCGCCTTGTTGAGCGCAGTCCTGTCTTGGTTCGCCTCGAAATTGATAGCGGCCTGAGTACGGCGACCATATTCGGTGCCGGACTCGGCGGCATCGTCGAAGGTCGCCTTGATCCTCTTGAGGATTTCCTCGTGCTTTTCCAGTGCAGTCGAAGTCGTGCTCAGGCTGCCGACTAGAGACGAACCGTATTGCAGCGCAGCCGCGGCCAAAGCGGTGAAGCCAACAGCAGCGATAGATACAGGGCTCACCAGTCCTGCCACAGCTGTTGCCGTCGTGGCCGCAGCCTGCTTGAGCGACATACCCGCATAGGCGCCGCCGATCTGGGAACCTTGCTGCAAGCCGATAGAAAGCGGGTTCATCCCCATCGCAGCCGTTACGGCGACATCTTGGAACTGGAACATCGCGTTCGTTGCCGCGAAGTTCTGTCCCGCCCCACCATTGCCGCCGCCTGCCTGCTGACGCTGCTTTAGGGCAGCAATACTCGAAAGAGCTGCCTGACGCTCTCGACCGATCGCTGCCGCCATCTCATCGGCGGAAATGGCACCCAGTCGTTGAGCCTGACGGATCTCACCAAGCGCAGTCTTGTAGTTTTGCAGGACGTTGAAGACCGGGTTGAACTTGCCGCGAAGACGGTCAAGCTCCATTCCATATGCAGCAATGTCGGCCTTTCTATCGCCAAACGAGTTGCGGACGTTCAAGGCCCGGTCGATGCGCTGGGCAAGGTTTTCGGTTTGGGTAGCAACCTGCCCGAGGGTCTGATTGACCTGCATCCCCGCGCCGCTGATACGTGTGATCGCGCGGGAAGCCGTGGCGCCCATCCGATCGACCGCACTTTCGGTGCGTGTTGCGGCAGTCACAAGCGCGTCGAGTTCCGTTGCAGCTCTTCCAGCTGGGGAACTATCGATCGCAAAACCCAGAGTGGCTGTGGTCAAGGCTTTACCTCTCGACGGATAGTGCACTATCGTCCAGCACCCGAAGGAGGGACGTCATGAAATTATGGGCAACTGGCTTGATGCTAATGTCCGCGCCGACCTTAGCCGCTGCGCAGCAAGTGATGGATGGTTCGGACAAGGCGTTCAAAGAGCCTATAGCGGCTCAGATCGCCGACTTTCTTTCGTCAGCGACAAGCGACCCTTACGGCGCGCAGTTGAAGGGGTTACGGCCGTCGAACAATGACCCTAAGGACATTTGCGGAGAGGTGAACCTCAAGAACCGGCTCGGCGCCTATACTGGCTTCCAGCCTTTTATCGTCTACTCGGGGGTTCTCTATCTACAGGATGCAGAACAGTGCCGGTGATCCCTTACTTCTTGCCAGGGAACAAGGCGTCAAACAATCTGGTCGTAAGTGGCCTTGTAGACACCTCGTCCTTTTTGTCCTCGGCCGTCTTCTCCTTGTAGAAAATCTCCATTCGGACTGCATCAATTGCCATGATGGCATCTATTTCCCACTGAGCGGGCACGACCTTTCTAAGCCGTGCCCATGCATCGACCTCATGCCATGAGATCGGGTTGATGCCGAAGCCGGTGCCAGGTCTGGCCCGGTCCAGCTGTCTGAACCAGTTCCAAACGTGCTCACCGGCTGCGGGAATGGTGAAGGTTTTCTTTTCGTGCTGATCTCTAACGCACTGGCAGAGCCGTTCGATCAGCCGGTGATAAAACCCGCGCGAGATACCGCCTGTTCATAAGCCTGATCGCCGATGAAGTGGAGCTTTGCGAACAGACGCCGCAAGTCATCCTCATTGGCTCGAAACTCTTCGCCCTCAAACTTCAGAGTTTCTGGCGTCATCGAGACGCAGCACTTCGCCGCGTAGGCAAAACGCCGCTCCCGTTCAGCCGACATCGAGGATTCGGAAAGGTCGCTCGAAACTGCTGCCTTCGCGGCCAGTTCCTTTTGGACCTCGGAGACCGCGCGCTCGGCGCGGTCACTATCTGGGCCAACGATTTTCAGCGTAAGCCCCATATCCTTGCCATTCGGCAGGACGATCTTTCGCTCGGCACCTTCTGTCTGACGCTTAACAAAGTCAGACAGATAGGACAGGTCGAGAACGTTCTCGCTCATCAAGCACCCCCGACCGGAGCAACGGTGATAACGGGCGAGTTGATCTCGACCGTTCCGGAGATGAGGCGAGCGGTGTTCGCGCCGCCGCCCTGTTCCTGCGACGACATGACGATGCCGTAGAAGTATTTGGTGGTCGGAGCCGTGACGGCGGTTGCCGTGTGAACGCCGGACTGCGTGCCCGTGGTGGCGATCGCAGCGCCGCCGGGAGTTGCCGCGACACTGAATGTGCCGGCAGCCGCGCTGACGACGTAATAGGTCGTGTCAGCAACAAGACCGGTTGGCAGAGCGCCAGTGGTCGAGAACTTGATCGGGTCTCCATTCTGCCGGCCATGGCTGGCCCACGAGATGACGCCGGGAGAAGCGACCGTAATGGTAACGACCGAGGCTGCGGCCGGCGGGGCGTCATCAAAAAGGATGCGGAACTGATAGTTTGCGGAAGAGTTTGCCGCGGCAATCAGCATCTCCTGGCCTTCGTCGTAAGGCTGGACGATGAAGTTGTTCTGCATCGATCCGGCATTCTTCGTGCCCTTTGCCTTCAGGGTACGGCCAGAGTTGATGATGTCTTCGGAGATCAGCGTTGCGCTGTCACCGACAGAGCCCATCGTCTGCCAGCCCTTGACTTCCGTCCATGCGGTGGAGGCGAAGAGCGCAGCATTAACGTCCGGATCATCCGGCACGACGGTAACGGCCGGGCCCATAAAGAAGCGGGCACCTGCCACAGGGTATAATTGAGCCATCGGGCTTTCCCTTCATGTCTGATTGAGCGCTTGCCGAAGGCGCAGAACGGCAGGCCAATCAGGCCGGAACTTGCGGGTAGCAGAGCCACCGCGTGGTGATCGGAATGTTGTGGTGTGTGTCACCGGTGATCAGGACACCAATCTCTGGGTCTTCGTCGATACGGACTTGCATGCTGTTCTTGAGCAGTTTCGTTCCGCGCCGCAGATGCTCGCGAACCGCACCGGCAAGATTGTAGGCATCAACGACCGCCGATCCCTTCGGCCACATGACGTTGGTCCGCATGAAGCCCTGCCTGATCGGGTCCATCTGCAAGGAGAGGTCCGTCTCGATTGAGCGGTTGAAATGGATCTCGACACTGATGAACTTGCTCTTGGCGGTCGGGCTGTACGGATAGCCAGGCTCCGCGAGGTCGACGCCGTTTGGCCGTTCGAAAGACTGCGCCCTTTCCAACAAAGCGAGATAGATGCTCTTCTCAACCGTATCGGCCATGCTGTATGCCTCTCCTATGGCCGACAAACCGCTGACAGACAGAGACGTCTACGACCTCCTTCACGAGGCGCAGCTTCTGCTGGTCAACAAGGTAGTGATGACGAAACACGCTCAAGACGTGCTCTCGATGGCTATCCGCGATCTCGCGATCATGCAGACTGCCCTGCTATCGATTTCCGAAGGCCCTAGCCTCGTTCAAACCGACCGCGAACCGTAGCCTCTGCCCTAGCCACTGTCTGCGGCCAATCCTGCTGGGCCGCCTCAATGAATGCCCTTCCGGTCTGGTTGTACATTCGACCGAGGCTATCCGTCCCGACGAAGCCATAGTTAACTCTGGCGGAATAGGCTGCCTGGAAGCCGATGTAGATCGTTGCCCCAAGCGCAGTGCCATGGATGACGCCGATGCTTTCCGCCGACCGATCGGGGAACTCCTCCTGCCCATCCTTGATGGTGGGCATTGCATCGTCCGACGCGATGGCGGATCGGGCAAGATTTCCTGTGACGCGGGGCACCCTGCCGCCCGGTTCGGTCATGTCGTTGAAGATCATCTCCGCTGAAGTCTGGAAGATAGCGAGCATTCGATCGAGCTCGCTCTGCCCCCATTCCGATATCGTCGCGGCGAACCCAGCCATTATCGACCCCTGCTCCGGGCATAGGCCTCTGCGAAGTCGAACGAGTAGGCGCAATCACAACGGCAATTGACGACGGATGAAGCCCCGGCCCCGAGAGAGCGATCCCCGGGAAAGCGCATCATATCACCGTTCGACGCCTGAAATGGAGTGTCCATGCCCTGTACCGTCTGCCCGTTCAGGATCATATGCGAGTGCCGTGTCTTCCGGTCGCCAACTGCGCGCCAGCGGCGGGTCACAAGGCTTTCGTCTCGACCGGCCTTATTAAGCGCCTGCAGATAAGCTTCATGCTTGGCAGCGGTAACGGCCATCAGAGTTTCAGTCCGGCCAATGGTTTCTCCCCGCTTCTTTACGTAGCGGTTCGTCATGTCATCGGTGATCTTCTTCACCTGATCTGGCGTCAGACCTTTCCCTTCGCGGATCGCCTTCAAGACAGTGCGGATGGATGGCTTGCCGGCTGCGGAATATCGGAGCTTCCACTCTCCTGTCTCGCTATCCTTGATCAGGAACTCACGCAGTCTGGCCGGGTCCGAAAGTATTGCCCTTGCGTTCTCGACGTACCCGATCTGATCGTGGGTAGCGCCAAGCATCCCACCCGTGCGTAGCTTGGTCACGCGGCTGATGCGTCCAACGATATCGACGCCGATCGCCGCCGGACCCTTGCCCTGCTCATAACCAGCTAGGATAGTCTGCCGCACGGCTTCCTTTGTAGTCTCGACAATTCCCGTCACCATTTGGGCGCCGGATGTGCTGATGTTTGCCTCGGCACGCTGGTTCGATGCATCCCATCTCAACAGAATGCGAGCGCCGGCCGGGTCGAACAGCCTGGGCATATCGCCGACGGTCAGGATGCCGCCCTGATTAAATGCCTGTCGTAGCGCTTCCTTGAGAGGCGCAAACGCTTCACTTTCGATATGAAGGGCTTCGATAGCCCCGTCTACGTCGCGCCGCTCCAGCGCCTCTATAACCCGCGCCACGACAGTTTCGTTCTTGATGCGGGCGATTGCCTCGTTGAACAACCGCTCCATCTCAGGAGACAGCTTATCGATCAGCGCCTCAAGCTGCTGGTGGAGGGTGGCCATTAGGCGTCAACAGCCTCGACGATCTCATCGCAGTAAGCCGCCATTTCATCGAAGGTCTGGTCACTCTGGTCGGTCGCGCCGAATGCATCGTTGAAAACAGACTGCATCATGCGGGCCGGATTGGCGCTCATGTAGGACAGAGGCATGATGGATTCGCCGGCCGTCGCACCAACGAGGTAGCCATACTGTGGCTTGATGAACCCACCGGTAGCAAATGCAGGCTTTGCCGCCGGTGCGACGACTGCCGCGACCGGCGCGAGTGCCAGAGCGCTGAGAAAGCGGCGCCGGTTCATTCCGCCACCTTCTCACCCTTGCCCTTGGCATCAGCCTTGGCGGGTTCATCCTTGACCTCAGAGCCGAGGCCCAGCCGCTCGATGGTCTTCACCTCGCGGTCGGTGATGTTCTTGAGCAGGGTACCAGCCTTCTGGCCAGCGTAGTCTTTCGAGAGCAGAGCGTGTGCCATTATGCAATCCTCGCTTGGCAAATGTGCACGACAGGCGTTGCCCCGTCATACAGGTTGGGATCAGAATTGATGATGCGGTAGGTCTTGCCGTTGACGCTGGCGTAGTCGCCGGGGATAGGCGTGATCGCCAGGCCCACGGCGGAGATATAAAGCTGCACGTCACCGACCAGAATCACCGTGCCGTCGATCTCGCGGGCCTGATAGGTCATCGGCACCAGTTTGGCCGGATATGGCGTCGGTACCGGATCGCCGCCCTCGTTTGGGTCGGGTGGCGTCTCGCGCGTGACCGTGCCTGCTTGGCCATACGAGGTGATCAGGCGGTTTGCAGTCTGCTGCAGGCGGGCATAGAGCGGGTTTGCCATCAGACCACCAGAATTCCCGGCAGGCACGGACGGAAGAACATCCAGAGCAGCCACTCGATCGAGGTAACCACCGGAGTGGCGAGAGCAACGATGTCCTCGACGCTGGTGGACGAGCTTGTCGAATATTCGACCTCGAGACTGCCGACCTTCTCGCGCTTGACGGTCGCGGAGCCGGTCACCACCGGGGAAAGGCTGCCCGGATTTGTCAGTTCGAGGAATGCTGCCTCATAGCTAGCGTTCTCGATCGCGACCGGGATGGCATCAGATGGGATTGCCTCGCCGTAATAGGTCTCAGCGGCAGTGCGCGGCCACGCCCTTTCTTGAGCGAAACCGCCGGTGCGAGACCCGGGGAACTTGAATTCGTATCGATCAACGAACATCGAACCCCGCTGGCGAGCTGCAGTGATGTCTGGATCGCTTTTGCCCTCGGGAACGACATAGCCGGCGGCTAGCCAGTAGGCCTGAGCCTTCACGTTATCGCCATAACCGGCCATGTTCATTCTCCTGGGAGGAAGAGATTCCCGGCAGTCGCCCGCCGGGGTCAGTGGTTACTTCTTGGAGGCCTCTATATAGGCGGCCTTATCTTCGTCGCTCATCGCATTGAAGGCGTCTGCATCGACTTTGGACAGCCCCGACAGCAGGACGCTTTCACCCTGCGTGACGTTGAACTTTCCGCCGCCATGGTGCTCAGCCTTGATCACTGCCGTCTGGCTGCCTGCACCTTCGGAGACGGCCTTCTCGGCAGCTTCCAGCTTGGTGCGCAGTTCAGCGATCTGCTGATCACGCTCGGCAAGAGCGAGCTTGAGGCCAAGAACCTCCTCGCTGTCGCCTTCTTCGCCCGGTGCCTTCTTCTCGCCTTTGGCAAACCAGCCAGTGTCGACAGCGGATTTCAGCGCCTTGTCGTCGATCTCGCCTTCCCATGTCTGCCATGGGTCGACGAAGACGAGGCCGGTGGAGGTGTGGAGGCCACGCGGGCCGGGAGAGACGTTGGTGACTTTGGTCATGTCGGTCTCTCCTTACACGCCGTCGATGTAGCTGATGGCCTTCGGCAGGCGGATTTCCGTGCCGCCGGTGCGCAGGATGCCGGCCACTTCCCAGGTCATGGAAGACTTCTGGAACGGAGGCAGGAACCGGTGAGGCATCGGCAGGTGGAAGCGCACGACTTCTGGGTCGCGACGGTAGGCCACCATACGAGCGGTACCGCCAGCGCCAGCCGTGTTGAGCGCACGCAGGGTGCGGATAGTCAGCGGGCGGCCGGTTTCAGCCGTATAGGTGTTGTTCTCGCGCAGGAAGGTCGCAATCGTCTTGTCGGCAGCGTTTCCGATCGGACGTGTTGCGATAGCGTTGAAGCGAGAGAACGGGAGCAGGATGGTATCGGCCATCTCGACTTCCTGAGTGGAGGTCACGATGCCTTCGATCGCCGAGTTGATGTCGACGAGGATCTGCTCGGGGGTCTTGGTCGACCAGGTCGTGGTCGAACCGGTACCGGTTGCAGCGGCAGTGGTTGCCGGGACAGTCGGATCGTTGACGAGGCCCGTCCAGCCCTTTTCCGCCTGGCCGACCATGCCGGTGGTCCAGAGGAACTGTTCGGCAATGGCGCGGGCTGCTTCGCCCTTCTCCGGGCCGAGCTGGCGACCTTCCAGAGCCGCGACCTGCAGTTCTTCCATGGACCACTCGTAGCCGATACCGGCCAGTTCGAAGCCCTTGAGGAACTGATCGCGGGTCACGTCGGCGTAGGGCATGTCGAAGCCCTTGCCGCTCAGGAACTCTGCCTTGCCGACCGCGTCCGAGGAGCGGAACAGCGTACCGCGTGCCCATTCGCTGCCTTCGGTGATCACAGGGATCAGGGAGGCGTAGTCGAAGGACGGATACTTCCGCTTATAGACCGTGCGTTCGATGTTGTAGAACGCCGGGGTGACGAAGCCGAGAGCGGCCTGTGCGTCGTGAAAATCGATCTTCTGCATGTTGGCGCCTCCTTAGCGCTTCGCCAGCCGGGTCAGACCGGCAGCGCTGAGCGTGTCCTGGAAGAACCAGCCGGTGAGGATGGTATTCGAGGTGGACACGTTGGTGATGGCGCCAGCCGAGGTGACGTAAGCCTGATCACCATCGGCGACGGCTACGCTCGACTGCACCCAGACGACACCCTGGGTGAGGATGCCGGCGGTGGAATACTGCGGGTACGAATCCACCTGTACGCCGGTGGCAGCAACTGCTGGTGCGGCGTAGTTGGCGATGGTGATGCCCAGAAGCGTTGCGGCTGCCGGAGTTGCAGTCACGCCATGGTCACCAGTGCCGCGGAATACCGGCTTACCGAAGCCGATCGCCGTGGCATCTTCGACCGTGCGAGAGATGCGGTTGCTGGTTTCACCGTTGGCGATCATGCCGGCATAGCCGACCGCGCGAACGGCAGTGTAGGTATCCTGATAAGCGGGCATTGCCGTTCTCCTTGTTACGCCGCGTTTTCGGTGTGCTTCCAGCCATCGCGAAGCGACTGATCGCGATCCTGGCGTGCCTTGTCGGCTTCAGAGCGGGCATTCGGGGCGGGCTTGAGACCGTCCTTCAGCACGCCAGCGAATGGGTCAGCGCCAGCTTCCTTCTTGGCGTCTTCCACCAGAAGGTCGAAACGGGCGTCGATGTAGGCGTCTGCCTTGCCGGCAATGGCTGCGTCACCGAACTTGGCAACGACGACAGCTTTGCGGATCGCAGCATCGGACAGGCCGGCAGTCTGAACATCCTTGGCGATCGAGGTCGCGATCGAGACGAGATCGGCACGTTCCTGGACGCGCTTGTCGAGATCGGCGTCGGAAAGCACCTTGGCCTTCAGGCTGTCGATTTCGGCGTCCTTCTTCGCGAGATCCGCGTCCTTCGCCGCGAGAGCCGAGACATGAGCTGCATCGGCCGTGCTCATCTTGGAGTGGGCATCTTCCAGCCGCTTCTGCAGCGTGGCGATGACGGTGGCGCCCTGGTCGGTCACTTCAACCGGGATGCCGTCGACGGTAACCGTCTTCAGGGTCATGATCTTTTCCTTCTGAGGTTGATGATCATTGATCGGGGCAACGCCCCACTGTTCGGAGGCGGCATCGCCGATCCGAGCGCTGGAACCAGCCCTGGCGCGATCTACGATAGCCAGGTGGTTAATTTTGATGTTCGTCTGGGTGGCATTGAACGCCTGACCGTCTTCGGTGACGCCGTCGCCCCACACCAGTTCGCAGGTGTAGCCGGCGGAGAGTTCGCGTTTGCCGCTGTCGACTGCCGTGATCGCTGCAGCGTCCTTGAGGATGAGCGGCAGGTGGACCCATTCGCCATCCTTCTTCGCCGCGGTGCTGACTTCGCCGACCGACAGGCGCTTCCAGTTCTCAGCAGTGACGGATTCTGCCGGGTGATCCATCGTCACTGGTGCGTGACTGAAGCTCTGCAGGCTGTCCTGCGAGAAGACCTGATCGGCAGGGCGATAGACGCGCACCACGTCCAAATCAGGCTTGCCGACTTCCTTGCCGGAATAAAGCTGGATGCCCGTGCGCACCGACTTGGCTTCGGCAACAAGGTATCCGTCGGTCGTCCGACGTGTGCCGGACACCGTTACAGCGTCGGTAAATTGCATGGTCATTGCCTCATAGAAAAAGCCGCCCGGAGGCGGCCTGTGTGGCGGTCAGTTGATGTCAGGGCGATGGGTTAGGTAGCGGCGAGATAAGCAATAATCAGGTCAATCTCGGCGTTAGTTTCTGTGCCATCGGTGATGATGAAGTCAGTGTCGAAAGTGCCGTTGAAAGTTTCACCGCCAGTCGTGACGCTACCCTTGATCATGGTTTTTCCAGCTTCCATTGCGGTTTTCGATCCACCATCGAAGCTTTCGGAACCTATTGTAAGGCGACGGCCTAGCACAAATTGACTATCCCCAACCAAGGTCCACCTTACGCCCATTACTTGCGTTATGTCGTTGGCGACAGTCCCCCCAGCGCCTTGGCTCTGCGCCCACATCTGGCTGCCCTGCCGCATGACCATGAGGCAATTGCTACTGATACGGAATTGGAGCGCCTGACCTGTTGACTTTATAAGTGAGCGGTTCCCGGTACCGCTCGGCGTGGCGCGTACATACACGCCGCCCCGAGAACCGGATGCCGATAGCGCAGCAATGGCAGAGGCATCGCTACCCATGTAGATCAATTTGCTGCCAAGGTCGGCCGGTGACCAAGGTTTAACATAGGCAGGGTTGAGAGCGCCAATTGCGTTGAGAATATCCCATTCGAAGTTCGTCTCGGTTGTGATCGACCCAACCGGACCGCCGCCATTATCTTCTCGGATGGAGAAGTATCCGTCACCACCATCCCAGATCGTCCGGCTCAAACCCTGCACATCCATGTAATCGCTGACGGTCCTGAACCATTCGGCTCTATCTTCCAGCTTCGCCCCCGGCAGATCGTAATTGTTTCGGACACCAAACTCGGTGATAAATATGCGGGAACCGGGCAATCCATGGTCGTGCCGCCACTTCTCCACCGAACCGCCACCGGGGCTGCCAGGGTTTCTTGAGCCAAAGATTGCTGCGAACTGATAGTTGGCGTTGGTGACGGTTTTCGACCCGTCCCAGTCTCCGACATAGCCGAAATTGAACTCCCCGGAACCGGGGCTTGTTTCTCCAAAATACCACGTCAGATCGGTGGTGATGTGGTTGATCCGGTCTGTCTTCTCGGCAGACGAAAGGCGGCTGTCGGCGTTGATACGCGCCGTCGCATCAGCAATGAAAGTGCTGCTCAGGTCCTCCGTGACCGGGAACGGGAGGCTGTTGACGTAGCTCCAATATGCCGTACCATTGAGACCTTGATGAGTAAACACACCCGGCCAGTACATGTGATAAACGAACCCGGTGTTCTCTCCGAACTTCTCAGGGGTGAAGTCAGGGCTAGTTTGGTATTCACCCTGCCACGGACAGAGTAACAGGGTGATTTTACCACCACATGTAGACCTCAAATATTTGACGAGATCGGGCAACATGGCGTCGTAATTCGCCTTGAGAGATTTCGGCGTCTCGTTCCATAGTTCGAACGCAACTTGGTCTGCATCGTACCCGTTCAAAAGGTTAAGAACGCGCGCCCATACGCGCTGAACCCTACCTTTGAGAGCGTTGCCGCTGGCATACCCCGCCGTCAAATCCTGTTCAGGGTAAGCAAGGTTCGCTGGAACATGCATATCGACGATACACTTCAAACCATGTGTGAGAACATCCTCGATCGCGCCCTTGACCATGCCGAGGTATAGCGTCGTAAGGGGTGTGTTGCCGTCGGCTGTCAGCAAGGCTGTAGGATCAATAGCAACACGGATGTGGTCGAATGTCGTCTGATCCGCAATCTTGGACCATGCCGCCGCAGTCTGTTTGGATGTCCATAGATTAGGGTTGGACCACGGAGCCCATTCCTCAAATCCAAGCCATCCGAGGTTGACGCCGTTGCTGGCTGAAAAATACGTTCCGTCCCACGGCACCCCACCGCCCTGTACTGCGATGGTATCCACCCACTGTCCCGCACTGTTCTGCGCTGCCTTGCCCGTCACGTACCTGACCGGAACCCCGAACTCGCTCTCCTCTACCGTGATCACATCGACCGGACGCCCGACGATATCGGTCTCGCCTGCTACGGCCTGACGAACCGGTATGGCATCAACGGGCTGGCCGATGCTGTTCGTCGCAACGACTGTGGTGACTGTCTTGACGAGCATCAGTCTTCCCGCAACTCTTCGAAGATCTCAGGACCGAGAATGATCTTGCCCGCGTAGGGCACGACCTTGGAGAGATCGACATCGCCGCCAATCTGGATGGAGATGTGCGGCTGGTATTCCTCATGATCCCACGAGGCGCCGTTCTCGATGATCTCGCGGTGACGCCAGACAAGTTCGGGTGCGGTGATAAGCAGAACCTTGTATTCGCCGTTCTGACCGAGCGCCTCGACCATGCGAGGGCCGCCAGAGCCGATCTCAAGGCGATCTGCCCAACTCGTCCCGACGCTGAACCAGTCAACCGGCTGCTTGGAATAGGCGATCGTGACATGGAGATCCGGAACAATGTCCGTGAACCCCTGCTCTGTCGCCCACCGGACGATCTCGGCGCGGTTGATCACGTCCCGCCGCACATAGAGCGTCCGCGGCGCTGCATCGTTCGCTGCCCGCTGCATGCGGGTCACGTTGTTGGTGTTCGCTGCCTGTGCGGCTGCTGCGGCGGCAAGCTCATCGTCGGATGGCTCTTGCTCTCCGATCTCTCCGAATTCATCCACAGCGGCAGCGAGGCCCGGCAGGTTGCCGTCTTCTTCGATGCGCGAGATGAGCGCCTTGGACACTGCTTCGCGAGCGATGATCTCTTGACCTGTTCCCGATCCGACAAGCTGGCGGGCGCCATCTGCATAGAGCTTGAAGACCTCCGCCCTTTCCTTCTCGGTCTGGCTGTAGAGCGGCGACCACTCGTAATAGATGGCCGGGTCGCGACTGCCAGTTGCCGACCGTATCGCGCATTCGTCAAAGCGCCAGAGAGCCGGGGAGACCTTGTTCCGCTGGCCAGCGCCAATGCCGTCGTAGTAATTCTTGAGCGTAACATCTCCGTTAGAGCCCAAGCCTGACGGCGCATCCTGAAGGTAGCGGAGCAGCGGGATATCAGAGGCACCGCAAACAACCTTAAGGAATTGGAGAAGAAGCTCTGGGAACTGACCAAAATTGATGGTCTTCTGCTCCCACTTCTCGCCCTTGGCGTTCTCACCATCCCCGCCGTTTCCTTCCAAAAGCAGCATGTTGAACATGCTCTTCATGATATTGGCTTCGGAAAAGCGGCGTTTCAGTTGCTCCGTGGTCTTTTCGTTCTTCAAATATTCCGAGAGGTTCGGGACATAGATTACGTCAGTTTTCGCCTCAGGCATCAAAGCTACGGTATACTGTTGGGACGACATCGCATTGTTGAGCGCGTCATAGACGACCTGCAGGACACTATCGCCCCAGATTTCATCCTCCGCCATCGTCTTATCAAGTATCGGAGCGCCAATGAACCGGATGACGCGAGACGGGTGAATGTTCACTTGCCGGCCATCCATACCAGAGACCTGCCACATGGCTGGCTCTCCATAGTATGGCGATGTGATGTCCTTGTTGACTTCAGTCCAACTAACTTGGTCCCGGCCAAGAACATGCACGTACTTCAAGTCGTCTTTGCCGACCCGTTCAACTACAAGCTCATCCTGCGCTTGCCCACTATTTACCCCAAGGATCAGGACGGCACCGCCGCGAAGGCGGGCAAGTTGCATCGCCTCGTTGACCTTGGCCTGGATGTTGATTTGCGGAGCGCGCTCGACTTTCTCGATCGCTTCAACGACAGCTTCATCCGCTTTCCACTCGCGCCACTCGCGGGTCATATCATCGGGGATGATGTCGACGACCTTGCGTGCCATCCACTTACTGCGGTGCATGGCGACAATCTGTGCAGGGTCGAGCGGCGCGAAGGTATAGACGTTGCCTACGTTCTTATCTTGGGACGTTCCAAGGCCAGTGATGAAGTTCTGAAGCCGGTCAAAGAGAAACATCAAACGACCCCAAGCATGCCATAGTTGAACCCGCGCCTCACCATCGGCCCGAGGGCGTACCGGATTGCGTCCATGTAGTGGTTGTTCGCATCGACGATCGTCGGTAGAACGTCACCGCTCAACCTGTCCACCTTGTACGAATAGAGCCGGCATTCGCGGGCTGTCTTCTCGCATCGAGGATGGACGACGATCTTCTCGAAGTTGCGCATGAAGGCGATGCCGTCTTCGACACTGCCCTTCCATTTCTCCACCGATTCCGATTTCGGCAGGCCATGCCGGCGAATGTGGCTGATGCCCTCTGGTCTCGCGCTGTCCCACCGCGTTGTGTAGCGCGCAAAGTCCGGTATGCGGCCACCGATGAAGGTAGCGTAGTCGTCGAGCTCCAGCGCGGTCTTGCCGGCCTCGTATTCGATCCAGAGCCGACCATCTCCGATCCAGCACCGCACCGCGGCTGTCGGATCCTGGCTGAAACCAAAGTCGCCGCCCTGATATGGCCCGTCCCAATGCGGTTGCGGCTCGAACTCCTCGACGACATACTTGCCGGAAAGAATCTGCGCCTCGGTGAGGGTGAGGAACGCTCCTTCCCAGACATGTTCATATGTCTCAGGTCGAAGACGCCTGTCCTGCTGCCGTTGCTGCTCAAGAACGCCGGGGAACCACGGATTATCCGACCAGTTCACATCCGATATGATGCAGTCGTCGGCCTTCTGTTCGATGAACCGCTTATGTGTGGCGCTATCCGGGCTTTCCGGGTTGTAGCTTACCCAGTTCTCGACATACCAGCCGGGGCCCTCGTCTCGAAGCGTCGGGATCAGCTTGCGCCAGGCGATCTCCGAAACGCTCTCCGCCTCGTCGGTCCAGTTGCCGATGATGCGGGCCTTGGACTTGATGCTATCGAGGTTATGCCTCAGGCCTGCGAACGCGTAGCTGATGCGCCGGTTCTGCGTCCTGATGTATTTCTCACCAATGTCGAAGTAGTCAGCTAGCCACGGCTGCGACCGGATCGACGCTTTGATTTCCTCCATGGAACTTTCGTCCAGGGAGTTGAGATGTTCGCGGCTCGCAAGGAAGACACCTTCGACGCCCATCTCCGCCAGCTGGTAGACGCGCAGCGCAGATCGAAGTGCAAGGCCCCTCGTCTTTCCCGAGCCACGCCCTCCCTTGAAGACCCGCGTCCTTGCCGGTCTGGCAAAGTTGCGCGTGATCTTCGGGATTTCATCAATCGTTACTTCCATCGACTTCCGGCGATCTGAACACGATGGTGGTTGGCTTCTGGCTCATGCTGCCGTCGCTGGACGTATGATCAACCTTCTGGCGGTTGGTGAAGGCCTCGCCCATCTCCTTCGCTGCCTGTTCAGCAGCTTGGAGCGCCAGCACAAGGTTCCCCATTCCTTCAGCCCTCTCCCCGACACGCTGGATCAAGCGAAGGCGGGCCGATCGGTGCGACCAACCGATGGACGCAGTATCCTCAATGAAGGCCTTGCGGGTGGCATGGAACAGCTCGCGCCACTTCGCGGAAAGCTTACGCCCGGCCCGCTTGGTAGGATCATAGGACTCCGCAGTCTGCGGCGTGATCTCTGTCCCGAATTCCTTCTTGAGCGCATCCGCCGCCGTCTTAGGGCTATCGAAGCATGCGAGAGCCTGCACCACAAAGGCTTGCTGCTCGTCGGTCATTTTTTTTGCGGCCATTAGATCCTCAGTACCCCATCAGGATCAGGCAACGCGCAACTGACATGTCCCACATACATGGCCGATGCTGGCTCTTGATACTTCTGGCGGTTTGTTTGCTGCCTCAACGAGGGCGCGGACATTGGCCGCGTCTGCCCCATATCTGCGGACCACACCGACGAACTCTTCGACGTCATGTCCACGCATTGCGAATGCCGGGCTTCCGTCCTTCCTGAACTTCGGACCATATGGCCCCTGTTCTTGCCCGGCGTGGTAAAGCTCATGCTCGACCAGCGCGCAGAACTCAGCGTCAGAGCATTTGGTGGCGTACTGGGCATCGAAGGTCAGGAGGAAATGCGGGACTTCTCCGAACCACTGTTGAAGCTGCATCTCGACACGAGAGCGAGACCACTTGCCTGCAGGCGGCAACCCCATCTCGCATTGACCGACCACTCGCCGTCCATGTCTCCCGTTGGGGACATTGGTCCACAGCGCGCCGATCGAGGCGAAGCGAAGGTGTGCGTGATCCTCGTTCAGAAGATCGGCGCCCTCGTCGATGAATGATGCCCTTGCCCACTCGATCAGACCGAACGCTGGCTCGAACCGGATCGATGTGTCTTCGATCATATCCACAGGTGGCAACGGTCTTTCCATCGTCTTCCTCCTGTGGAGATCTGTGGGAATCTCGCCTGCTGGTGAAACTGGCGTGACCGAATCGATGACGTGTAGGATGATCGGCTCCTCAACTATGGAAGGAGAAGCGAATGGCATTCATTAGGGTCACGGAACGAAACAATAAAACCGTCCTCAACATCAGCGCCGAGCACGTTTTCATGGTGCGCACTGAGGGGACTGGGGCAGTCGTTCATGTCAGCGTTCCGTCGAGCGCCGGGCATGTCTACTATTACGTTGTGGAGGTCGAGGACTATGTCATCCAGCAAGTTGACAACGCCTTGGCCTACCGCCGCGGGAGATGATCTGCCTCGGGCTAGGCGGGGGTTAGGCGGCGAAGATGATGACGAGCCAGACCAGCTTGCAGATGACATGCAGAGCCTGATCGACCGCGAATGTCGTCTTGCCCCTCACCTTCAGCTCATCGATGACGGTGTGGGCCAGCCATTCGGCAAGGCCGAACCAGACAGCTTGCGGGCCGATGAAGATGAAGAGAACAGCTGCAACACCGGTGCCTTGGATGCCAGCGTGGGCAACGAGGTGATAGAAGCGCAGCGGCCCGTTGAATTTTGCATTGGCAAGGAAATCGCCCTGCAGAGGGTAATCGAGGATCCAGTGAACGCCGACAAGCATCAGCGCCATCATCATCAACGCTTCCATCAATCACCTATGTCTGAATGTGAGAAGCCCGCCGGCAGGAGTCATCCTGACGACGGGCTGGGTGGGTACGGGGACGAGTTGCCCACCATGACGCTCTAGAAACGCCGTGAAGGCTGGCCTCGCTGCTGCTTGGCGCTCTTGGCCACCATAAGCTAACGCCACCCGCAGGCAGCGTGCCGGGATCGAACCGGCGTATTCCAAGCCCCGATATGGTCAGGAAGCTGCGGGCCTTCCGAGGAGCACCCTCCGAACAAGCAAGGGAATCCGTCCTTCTTGCTATCCCTGGTAACTATCCCGCGCTGCTGTTTCGCACCCTTGCGGGCCGCTTCCCGATTTGGTCCTGCATGCGCCCTAGCCGACCCGTAGGCCTGCGGCTCTGGTGGAACCCAGGAGTTCGGACGCATGCAGTGTTTGGTTGCGGAGGCAGGATTCGAACCTGCGGCCTTTTGGTTATGAGCCAAACGAGCTACCGGGCTGCTCTACTCCGACATGAAAGGCTTTGGAATGATGGCCAGTTCCAACGGTCATGCTACGGCGGTCACTACCGGTAAGCTCCGGTCTATTGGACTTCCCGCTCGGTCATCGCGACCTTCTAGGCAATCATTCCAAACTTGTGGCGACGGGTAGGTCCCGACGCAATTCTCGACTATAGTTAACCTATAGCGAACTCAGGTTCCGGGCAATACCCTGTCAAGCGCGTTTGCGAAGATTTCCGTGGTTTTCATAGCCAAAATGTTGCGCCAACGCGGTGAGGCCCTGCTTCAGCATTTCTACATACGCGCGCTGCAGGTTCTTGCTCTGGGTAAGCTCGGTCACTGCCCTACCCTCGCCTGCAACCTTGACCATGATGTCATAGCCAATACCGAGGACGCGGCGGCAGTCTGCAAGGTCAATCCCTGCCTGAATCTGTCGATCCGATAGCGCTGAGCGTGGCCCGCCACCATCTACCGGCTCACGGCTGTAATCGAACGATCCAGCACCCGCACCGCCAAGCGCTTCCCAGATCGCGCAGAACTTCTCCCCAGCCCTTACCTGTGCCTCGTCGATCAGCTTGCGCGTCTTGAGCGTCACCAGTGCGCTCTCCTTCATGTTGACCACGCTGATGATCTTCTTCGGGTTCCACGTCTCGCCATCGTGGGCCGGGTTGTGGAGCGGGTTATCCACCTCGTGCAGTGCTGGCTTTGCCTGCATGTGGCCAATCGCCGCCAGCGTCACCGTCCCTATTTTTGCCTTGCGGCCTTTCCTCGCCATTCTCTTTCCCTCGTATTCGAGCCGCCTGCTCGGTTAATTCGGTGTCGACATGTCGGCGTGGACGCCAAGATGCTCTTCGGTTTTCTGGAAGTAGATTTGCTTGAGCCGGTCGTTCGGCTTGAACTCGGGCAGTAGATCGGCCCGGCCGCCGCAGGCATCGAACTCGCGCCATGGGAACGGGACCCAGCTCACCGGATCTTTGCCATCGTGCCAGTCAGGATAGCCGAAGGCATAGGCCTTCCCGCATTCGTCGCAGTTGTTCATGGCGAAGGTGACGGTCTTGTTCAGGCCGCCGCACCAAGGGCAACAAGCGCCGTTGGAAAAGCAGGAGACCGGGTTAGGCAAGCGCCTCAGCGCCTTGCTGAATTGATCTTCGTCCATCATCGCATCGCCTCCAACCGCTCAACCTTGACGACACGCCCGCCGCCGAGGAAGAGGCGCTCCGCCTTCGACCGAGCATCGTTCGCCACGGTTTCGAATGTCTCGCCCCTGATCGGACGGCCGTTCATGAAGGCGACGACGTGCTTGAGGCATTCTGCAGTGGCTTCCGCTTCTGTCGCGAAGACCTTCGGTCGATCTCCTTCGGCCATGACGGGTGCGGGATGAGCATCACGGCAGAAGCGAAGCATGGCCCAAAAACCGAAGCCGCCGGGGATGCGGCGTGCATATGCCGAGTATCGGTTCATGCTGCGCCCTCCAGGTCGTCGAGAATTGCGTCCACCATCTTGTCAGCTGCGACGGTCTGCAGGACCATGTAGATGAGCCTGTCGACGGTTATGCCTCGGCGCTCGGCATCTCTCTGGAGACGGGCTGCGGTCGCGGCGCTGTAGAGCGGAGCATTAGCTTGGATCGGCCTGTGTTCGGCATCCTTCCTCCTGACGGCGGTGAGTCCGTTGCGACGGAAGGTGCAGCGGACATACTCGGCACCAACGCCAAGTGCTTCTGCGATTTCGTCTGTGGTTGCCTTTGGGTTGGCGAAGTGAAGACGGATAACCTCGTCCTTCAGCCCTACCCTGCGGATTTCAGCCGTTCTCATGCTGCGGCCCTCCCTGGCTTCGGATTAATGTCGCCTTTCGATGGATAGACGAAAGGCTTTGGCGCCCAGACCTGATCAATGGCCCAGAGGTGAGTGGCACCGACCGGTAACTGACCGCGCTTGGCCATCGTCCGGAACGCATCATGCCCGACGCACTCGACAAAGAAGGCATATCCCTTATGGGCCAATTCTTCCGATCTGAGCCGATGCGTGATGCGGATGTCCTTGAAGGCATGCGCAACTGATACTGGGGCCGGAAGGCGCGGACGGTTGACTGCGTCGATCCGGCGCTGTTCGTCACGAACCATGTTCGCAAGCTCTGGCGGCCTTGGGCAGAACTTTACTTCCTCTCGCCACGTTCCCTTGACGAGCTGGACGACGACGCTCTTGAGCGTGCTGGGTAATAGACCTTCCAGCGCCACCAGGTAGCCGCCAAGCAGATCGTCAGCGTCTACCCCTCTGGGCAGGGGCAAGGAGATGAACATTGGGCGGATGATCTCCGCCATCGTCGTGGTCGATTGTCTTGCTTGCTGGTAGCTCATGGTCGTTTCTTCCGGTGAAATCGTCTATGGCATCGAAGATGGTTCTCTCTCTCGGAGGCGGGCCGCGCGACGGTGCTGCCGATTGGTTGCCGCTAGACAGCCACTCAGGTTTCACGCTGGTCCAATTGCGGACGATCATCTCGTCGGCGGCAGCGTTGATGTCGGGGCAGGCCTTGAGGGCCTTGGTCAGAAGCCGCGCGGCGTAAGCGTTCATGGTCGCTTTCTTTTTGCGACGAAGGCTCACGATGGCATCGATGCGCTCTTGATTAAGGATCGGCGCAAGCTCGGATTTGAAGCAAGCCAGATCAGAACGCGGCTTGTCCGCGACTTCTTCTTCTTTTTTAGAGTTGGGTATCTCTAAGTTATTTTGTTTTACATCTCCGCGCGTATCGCCCCCGCATGTGAGGAGACTGTCACTGTGACGTAACGTGACGTCACGTGACTTATCGGCTTGACGCTTGCGATCCTGCCGAACACGGTCAGCCTCTCGACGCTTTTCAAGCGCGTCGTTCTGCTGCTCTTCGAAAGCCTTCACGGTTGCGAGGATGACATCGCCAGAGACGCCAGCAGCGATGAGGGGAGCGAGGATCGCGGACAGCTTCATGATCAAGCCACCCTGCGGATTTCAGCCGCTAGACGTTCGGTCCAGGCATTGCCGCGCCAGATCTCGCCGCCACGGGCTCTAACTACCGCCTTGAGGCCGTAGTCTTCCATAAGGATCACATCACGCTCGCCATCACGCTCAGCGTTGTGGAATTTCTTGCCGTCGCATTCTACTGCGATACGGCGACCGCCCGGGAACATCACGAGAAAGTCGACTCGATACGGACCGACGCAAACCTGCGGCACAATGACGAAGTCTTCTTCCCAGACGCTGGAAGGAACAACCGTTGATACGCTGGCATAGAGTGGGAGGAGAAAGTCGTGGCCGTATCCGCGCCCAGCCATTTGGTAGAGAGCTACCTGCTCGATGGGGCTCTCGCATAGGTCGACCGCACGATCGATCTCCCTGACTATCCGTGAATACTGATCCTGAGGCAGATCAAGCATCTCGTCGGAACGAGCAACCGCCGACCTGATTTCAAATCGCTTCCAAGACTTTCGAAATTTACGGCCGCGCTCTCCCGAGCGGATGGACTTGACGATGTCGATATCGGCAAACGTTTTCACAGCGACATCCCTCTAAGCAGGGCGGCGGAAACGCCGCGGTATTCGCGGGGGACCAAAAGGGAGAGCCACTCAGACCAGCAAGCATTGGAAGCTGCAACGTCAGAGGCTGATCCAGTCTGATCGGACTTTGCCTTCGCCGCCACATAAGCCTCCCAGACTTTCGTCTGATGATCGTGGAGAGACACCACGTTGCTCATTTCCACACCTCAACTTCGATGTTGTATGCTGCCTTGATGATCTTCTGGACGCGGCGAAAATCGCGGGTAACGACGCCCTTGACGTCAATGACGCGGAGCCTTCCGTCCTGCTCATGGTCGATGAAAGCGAAGTCGGCGCGATAGGTGCCGATGATCTCGCCATTCACGATGAGTTCGAATTTCCGCTGGCGGGTGAAGCCGGATATCTTCCCGGCTTTCTCCAATAGCTTGAGGTCGCCATAGACCTCAGCCTCGCGCTTGCTGTCGAAGGTGATGCCGTCGACGACGGTCTTCTTCGCCCCATACTTGTTGCCGCGCTTCTTCGGAGAGACTTCGGCAAGGTATTGTTCTCGGGTCAGCGTCTCGGTCATCGGGCGTGCGCCTCTCTGATCTCGCGGAGCTGCTGGCGGGCGCGGAGGCGGTACAGCCTGCGGTTCTCTGCCTTCTGCTCCAGGGTCTGATTGACGCGCGGAGGCTTCGGAAGGGCTGCGGCAGCACGCCGGGACAATCGCTCTTCCTCACGTCGGGCGGCGACCCGTTGCGCCTCGCGCTTGGCTTCCCGCTTTGCTCGCTTCGAGAGATATGGCTGGATACGCTCGATACGGCGCAGCCTGTGTATCTGGCGCTCTACCTCTGCCTCTGTGGTGTTGAGGTGGGAGGCGATGGAGATGTAGTCCATGCCGGAGCGAAAGAGCTGGAGGGCGTTCATTTGACCACCTCAAACTTTCGCTTCGACGGTGGCTTGCGAGGGCCGTATCCTTCACCGAACGCATGCGTGTCGTTCTTGTGCCCGACTGGATCGCTGCCGAGCTGCTGGCGCACTTTCTCCACGCCGACCTCAACGTCCATTTGATAGACGCGATCGCCGGGGCAGTGATCGTTGACGCAGAAGAATTCGATCGGCTCGTCAGAGTAGATCGTCCAGCATCCCTGATCGTCCATGTTCATGACGACGCGGTTCATGCTGCCTCCTCGCGCTTGGCGGAGGCGGCTCTTTCGGACGCGGCCTGATAGTCATCGCGGATATCGGTAAGCATCGCGAGCTTTGCCCGCTGCGCGCCGTTGTCTTGGCCGACCATGCGGGCCTTAAGCCCGTCGATCTGGTCATTGAGAAATTCTATCTTGGCAGGGATGTTCTTAGCCATTGACGGGAGCCTCATACCTTTCCTTGAAGGCATGGAAGGCGTCGAACGACACGGCTTTGAAACTCTGCGAGGTCTCGGCAAACAGCCCGTCGTTTACCGGCTCGACCAGTTTGTTCTCGACTAGGAAGAGTGCAGATGCAGGAGGAATAGGTTGCCCCCCCCTACCATCGAAATAGATAAATCCGCCGCCCATCACCATCGCTTCGTCTGTCTGCGAAGACTGACGGCAAAGCATGCCACCGCGCGCTGAAAGGCGGGCGAAGGCAACGCATATGTTCTTGTGGAGCTTCTTGAATTTTGCTTTTGGCATTGCTCAATCTCCTATGCGGCGCGTGATTGTTCGATCGCGTACCCGGCCCATTGATCGGCCATGGCGGCGGCTATTCCGGTGAAAAATCTGGACCGCTCTTTCCAGCGATCCGGGCCGGGCGGCATCCGATGCACGCGTGCCTCGCGGCCTTCGACGATGTTGGTAGGGGAAAGTGGCGGCAGGCCTTTGAGCCAGAAGCAGGTGCGCTTGACTTCTGGATGGCCGAACTGCCAAGGCTGAACGCTCTGGGCGAAGTCCTCGTAGTTCGCGATCCTCTCTTTGGCATGCCGGTGCATAACTGGGTTCTCGATCGCGATCCGATCGATCGGGGCATTCCAGAAAGCCGAGAAAAGCGCGGCGCCTTCGTCGAGTTCGGCCCACATCTGATCAATGGTCTTCCCAGCCGGCGGCGCCGATAGCCAGCGGACGCCGGAATTGCACAGCCGCGTGCATGGTGGGTGAGCTACCATAAGCATATCCCAGCCATCATTGAGCAAGTCGCGGGCATCTCCGCGGATATGGCGATTGCTGCCATCCTCCGCCGGCAGAAGGTCGCAAGACCAAGCGTCATGGCCGCGATCGAGGAATGCATTCCGTACAGTCCCGGAGAACTCACAGGCGACAAGGATTTTCATGCTTTTCATTGCTCGTCCCTCAGTTCTGGGCATATCCATTCGGCCAGTCCGGCCGCCTTATCCCTGAGCCACAGGGCGATCGCTTCGCGCCGCTCTAAGCTGAGCCATCTGACGAAGACGCTCGGTCTTGGCTTTGTATTCGGCATGAGCATCCCTCGCGTTCCTCAGTGCTTCGGCCGTTTCGTAGAGCTCGACCATCTGGAAGTGCTTGACGATGCGGCTCTCGTTGTTCCACCACCCGCGAAGGCGGCGTTCGGTCCATTGATTTTCGGGGTCTTCGCGGTGGGGAAAGCGTGCGCGCAATTCGCGGCAGGCGGTGCGGAACATGTCGCCGATGTGGCGCCTCGCTCCGATCTCCTCGACCAAGAAGTTTGCTGTTGCTACGTCGTCCATACGCTCACTCAGACCTTGTTTTAGCGTTCCCGAATCTTCGGGTGAGATTTCCGATTTCACTGGCTGCTCCCGTGCGAGTTTCTCCGTGTTGACAGGAGCCACCCATGAGCAGGATCGATGATAGAAAAGACGGCGGTGATCGCCTTGCCGGGCTTTCGCCCGCCGTCTCCGGTCCGCCTGGGCCAACCGTTATTCAGTTCCCTCGCAGAGCCACCGCCGCCGCTTTGGGCTCTGCCGGGTGTTCCGAGACCTCCTCGGGACACCCCTCGTTTCAGCCCCTCGGCCCTATCGTCCAAGCCGTCGTGATGAGGCTCCAAGATGATCGGGTCCGACTGCAAGTTATGATCCCGTCTGGCGAGGGGTTGACTGGGGGCGTCACACCAGACGGGACCGACGACGGCTCACTGGGAGGCTGAGACCGCCGTATTCGGAAATGCGATGATGCGTTTCGATGTCTGTTCCGCGAGAATGGAGGCCTGCTCGTCGTCTTCGGCGGCTGTCGCGCAAGCGCCGGACATTCCGACAGCTGCGATTGCAGCGATGACGAGGCAGGTAACAACGATGCAGCCGACGATGATGAATGCGGTGATCATGCTCTGCTCCCTTTGCGTTGAACCTGTTTCCGCTCCCAACGGGCCGCGCCCTGCGTGGCCTCAATGGCGTCTTGAGCGTCTATGTCTGTTTGGACGGATTGAATGTCGGATGGCTTTTCGGATGGGCCGGGGCGCTTGGTCATGCTGCGTCCTCGTCATCGTCGAGGCGCTCCGTGACCCAAGAGTACGAAGTGAAAACCTCGACCTTGAATTCCTTGCCGCAGCTACCGCAGTTGAACTCTTCGAGATCGTCGGAGTAGAGACCCCAATTGTCACCGCTGGGAAGGTTGACGTGATGGCAATACGCGCAGATTGCGCCCTCTTTGCTCCAATTGCTCATGCTGCGACTACCTCCCCGATGTCATTGAGAGCGATATGAAAAGCCGCGAAGATTTCCTCAGCGCGAGCGGGTACTTCCGCTGCCAGCGCCTTTGCGATCTTGGCTTCCTGTTGTGGGGTCCAGTCTCTGGAGGAACGCTGCCAACGGATTACGTCGAGCAGTTCGTCGGAGCCTTCGTATTCGATGACGGGGTAATGGACGCCGAGCGAACGGGCGATGTTGAACCGGCAGAAGCCGTCGAGGATCACGTCGCCCTTTCGGACGATCGGCTCTTCGACGCCGCATGGGCTGCCGACGATATCTTCTTCAAGCTTCTCGTATTGAGCTTTCGTCAGTTCGGGGAAGCAGTGAGCGAACGAGGCGCGCCTCATCGGAACTGGCGGATCTACTTCGAAGGTCACTGCGCCGGGAATGGCGGCCGGGCGGGGAGTACTGACGAGGCCCGACCCGGCCTGTTTCTGTGCGGAGGAATTCTGAGCGTCTACATGATCGCCTCCTGTGTTGGCGTCGGAGCTGCCGTGTATCTCGGGGCTTACGCTCTCGACGCTGGGGGCTTCGGCTTCGCCTTGAGAGGCCGGAGCGATTTCGGTAGTGTCGATGATGCCTTCGCCGCCGCAATCGGGGCATTCGGCTACAGCTTCATCGCCAATGTCACCTTCATGCGGGTGCTTGTATCGGTCCCAATCGGTGACGATCTCGCCGTTGCCTTGGCACCGCTCGCATGTCTCGAAATTGAGGTGATCGTCTCTCCGATCTGTCACGGCAGATGCTTCCGTCCTAGCCATCGCCGATCCGGTATCCCGATGTACATCGCCATTGGCGACCACCGGCATATCGTCGTTGCGATTGTTGCGGGGCATCTCTGCTACCGCCTCCGCCGCCTTGCGCGGGGATTCCGTGTCGAAGACTTCGCCAGTCTCCGCGTCAAATTCTTCAATGTTTTCTCGTGCGTGTGCATGCACGAGGCCAAGGCCGTGAACCGCGTTCCAGTAGGTCTCGAATACGAGGTCGGCTTCTTCGCGCTCAGATGTGTCGAGCTTCCGCTGCGAGACGACCTGCTTGATCGCCTTCACGTCGAAACCGTTGGCGCGAGCTTCCTTGTAGATGTCGGACTTGTCGGCGTTGAGATCCTTGATCTCAAGCTCCAGGCGCTCGACCCGTTCTACTATGGATTTAAGCTGATCGCGTGCTACCTCGAAGGTCATGCTGCATTCTCCATGACCGGAGCAAAATCAGTCGGTCGGATGTCGAGACCGCGCTCGCGAGCAGCTTCAAGGATGGCTGGAATATGCCAGTGGGGCACGACGCCGCCGGTCCCACCTTTCTCTTTCGGCATGCGCCAGCGCATGACCGTGTGGGCCTTGACGTTCGTGACCTCAGCCAGCGGCTTCAAGCCTTTGAACTTCTTGATGATCGTGTTGGCGGGTTCGCATCTCATGCCAGCAATGTACGATATTCATACAGACATGGCAACAGGAAATGTACGATTTTGCTAAATGCATCTTTCAGCGCGCCGTGCGAAAATTGTACAATGAATGACGCACCTTCTGACATGTATCTCGACTGGATCCGGGAAGCCCTGAAACAGCCGGGCAAAACGCAGGTTGGCCTCGCAAGCCATCTCGGCATTGCGCACCCGCAGATCACGCAGCTCTTGAAGGGCAAGCGGAAGCTGAAGGTGAACGAGATCCCGAAGATTGCCGCTTACCTTGAGGTCGAGCCGCCGGGCGGTGAGGTGAAGCCCTCCGAAGCGAAGTGGGTACCGGCTCGTAAGGTGGGGATCGTTGCGGCCGGGCTATTCCGCGAGGTCGACGAGTTCGATCAGTCCGAACCGGAAGAGATCACAGTCCCTCGTGACGAGAATTTCCCGAACGCCAGGCAGCTGACATTTGAGGTCGAAGGCGACAGCATGAACGAGCTGCGCCCTCGCCCGATCCTTCCCGGCGATACGGTTGTCTGCACGGCGTACGAGGATATTTCCAGCCGCGTCGTTCTTCGCGACGGCATGGTGGTCGTCGTGCAGCGCTCACGAGACGCGGGCATGATGCGGGAATGGTCGGTGAAGCAGATCGAGATCTACGAGGACCGGACAGAGTTTCATCCGAGGTCGAGCAATCCGAAGCACAAGCCTATCGTGGTCAATCGACAGTTCGACGCCGATGACGGCGTTGAGGTCGAGGTGATCGGTGTGGTGCGGATGGTGCTGAATACGATGCCAGGATTTTGAGATGAATAATCCGTACGCGTGGCTCACATACCAGATATTCAACCAGTTCGCGCAGGAACTTGGTATAAATCTATTCTGCCAAAAGTGCTCAGTCGCGCCAAAAAACTACTTTTGCGATACGGGTAGTGATGATGGTTATCTCCCGCGATCAAGCGCCTACACAACAACCAACGACGGCTTTGTTAACATGACAGAAAGCCGGCATATACCGTGCGTCAGGATTACCTGCGTTCATTGCGGGCACATAGATCTTTATTCCATGTTCGCCGTGTCCCAGTGGCAGCAGCGGAAAGCGGCCACTAACGCAAACGCACTTGGATCATTGTTTGGTTTGGGCAGCTCAAATGAGTGATGATAAGATACTGCCATTTCCTGTCAAAGGAGACCCGGGCCAATTCGGCGCCGGGGGCTTGAATGTAAGCGGAGGCGGAGGCAATGATGGGACTATGGACAGCCACAGAATTGATGCGCTGGAAAAGCGCTTCGACAAGCTTGAAGTTCGGCTCGACGGGTTACAGCGAGAAGTTGGCGACCTAAGAGTGCAGATCGCAACCCTTACGGAACGAATTGCACATCTTCCGAGCAAAGAGTTCATATACAAGGGCATTGCTGGGTTAATCGCAGCCGTGGGGACATTGGTTGTTCTTGCGCCGAAACTGCAGACTTGGTTTGGAGTCATCACTCCGCCGAATTAGTCCTAGGCCGCGAAACTCTTTTTGCCTTTTAACTCAAAAGCTGCACAGCAATCCGCGATATCCTGTAGGAACCAACGTTTTGGCTGCTCGCACATGTAGCTCTTACCGTCGTCACCGACGAAGTTCATGACCGGCAGAACGGTAAAACGATCCTCATCTCCAACAGGTACGAACGGCCCGACCTTGAAGGTGTAGCCGGGAAACTGGTACCCGAGATGTGCGATCAGTCTTTCCTTGGCCGCATCGACCTCTGACCGCTTGCTGAACGGCGGGACGATGATGAATTCCAGGACTTCCTTACTCATAGCGTGATCCTCCGCTGATCGCGAACAGGCGGCCGATCGAGCTATCGCAATGGCCGCAATGAAATTTGACGCCTTCAAGATACCCCTCACCCGCAAGCTCAAGCGGGTCGCTTGGGACGTACTCGCCCGCAGGGATTTCAAGCTCCCTTGAGCTTTCCCGTAGGCAGTTCTCGCACCTGATGTGCAGCCGAAGAGGCGACCGCTCCGTTACCATTGCCAAGCCCATTATGTTCTCCTTCTGTTCTTATGAAGCCAGAACGTCGAGCGTGAGTCGAGTCGTTTCTTCGCTGTATGATCAAAAATAGAAATGTACGTTTTTCATTCATTAGCGCTTGACGGCAATGTATGATTTACGTACATTCACCTCATCACCAAATGAGGTCACAGCGATGCAAACCGCAGCAGACATCACAGCCACAGCACTGAGGGAAAACCTCAAGACCGTTGACGCTTGCATCTTCAAGGTTCGCGCACGGTCGGCGAATGGCAAGCACTCTCCCAATGCTGCCGCGGCTTATGTCGACGCTCTCCGCCTCTGCCACGAGCAGCGCGAGAAAGGCATCGCCCTCGGCGCCAAGGGTCCGCTGTGGGATGCCCTCAAACCAACCCCTCTCAGAGACCAGCTTGTCGGCTTCACCACCGAACAGCGCAAGGAGCGCGAGTGGAAAGGCGTCTTCGCCAAGTTCCCGTTCCCAATCCCCTTTCACTATTCCATCGCCGCCGAATGAGGCCCGCCATGAAAACTACCGAAATCTACGAGGCATCCACATTGGCCAAGGCCGTGGCAAACAGCCTCAACATCGCCGTCGCGTTCGCCGACGCCGGTCATGACGCAGATGCACAGTTCAAGGTTCAGGTTGCCCATGCGGCTTTCGTGAGCCTCGCGGATCAGCTCGGCTACCGAATCGAGCCTGTCGTTCGCGACCATCGCGGCGGGCCTCCCGCGCTTCGGTCTGCTCTCACTTCTCCCCGCCCCGACATGTCCAGACCTGCTGGGAAGATGGAGAGAGCCGATGCTTAGCAAATCCGACTTCGACGATGAGGTCGTTCTGCTCGAAGCCCGCAGCTTCGTCGATCGAGCCGATGAGATCAACCGGAAGATCAGGACGATACAGGCGAAACAGAACGCCTACCGCTTCTTCCTGACCTTCATCGCCTTCCTTTGCATCGGCACCGCTGGGGCTTTGCTCGGGAAGGAGCTGGTGAGGATGGATCGGGCAATCATGATGGCGGAGCGCGTCTGATGGATACCCTGTTCGAAACCTTCACCAATGGCGCGATCATGGCACGGCGGACGGCGGCGGATTGCCTCGTCGAGGCTGAGACAGCCTCACCTGCCCACGCCTTCCACCTCATCGCAGAACACGACCGGCACATCGAGCGTGCCGAGGACTACGAGATGCGCGCCTCCTGGTACGCGCCGAAGATCAAACTGGAGATTGCAGCATGAACGCTTTCGAACGCTTCAATATCAAAAGCCTCTCCCCTACCATGATCGCTCAGTGGGATGCCGCCCCGGCTACCCTCGTGCTTCGTCGCCTGTATGGCATAAAAGGCAAAGCCAACGCCAAGATGTGGCGCGGCGATGCGGTCGAAGCTGGCCTGCAGTTCTGGCTCTATAATCGCACCCGCGACGATGCGATGGCAAATGCCAAGGCTCTGGCCGTCGACACATTCTGGCAGCGCGCCGCCGGCGAGACTTCGGAAGAAATCGAGGAAGTCGTCAAGGGCATCCCCGGTATGGTCGAACAGGCCATCATTGTCGTCAGCACAAGCAACCCGGCCAACGTCATGGGAACTCAGTTCGGCGTCGAAACCTTCCTCGACGATGTTGACGTTCCGATCTACGGCAAGATCGACTTCCTCTTCGAAGACAAGCGCATCGTGGAATTGAAGACCACCACGCGTTGCCCGTCGAAGCTGGAAAGCGTCTCGATCTCGCACCGCTGGCAGGCCGCACTTTATGCGAAGGCTCGCGGCGTTCCTGTCGCCCTGACCTATGTCACCGACAAGAAGGCTATCGCTTTCGATATCCAGCCCGACGACATCTCTCTCATCACCATGCGCCGCGCCGCGCTCAGCCTCCAGAAGGCACTCGCGAAGGCTGATGACGGCGAAACCCTCCTCCGTTCGCTATCCCTCAATGTCGAGAGCTTCTACTGGGACGAGGAAGTCATGCAGGCCTACGAGGATGCGCTCGAGGGCAAGATCAAGCTCCTTGTCGGTCCCGGCACCGAAGACCTTGCCGCTCAGGGGTACGTCACTTTCGGCAAGCATTCCGGCAAGCACATCTCGGAACTGCCCGACAGCTATCTCTCGTGGCTCATGAACCCGAAGCTTTCGGACGGCGGCATGTTCGACGTTCCGAAGGCGCTGCAGGTCGCAATCTCTGATTTGAGGGAGGCAGCATAATGGCACTCAAGGTCACACGCTCCGACGAGCTGATCAAAGTCGAAACCCTTTGCGTCACGCTCTATTCCCAGCCCGGCCTCGGTAAAACCAGCCTCGCGTTCACGGCTTCGAAGCCTTTGCTTCTGGACTTCGACAAGGGCGCTCACCGCGCCGTCGATCGCAAGGACACGGTACAGGTATCCGATTGGCGGGATGTTGCGGCTATCACCGCCGCTGACGTTTCCGGCTATGACACGATCATCATCGATACAGTCGGCAAGGCGCTGGACGTTCTGGCGCAGGACATCATTCGCGGCAACTCCCGCCTGTCGCACGGCGGCGCTCTCAGCCAACAGGGTTGGGGTCAGCTTGGCGTCCGGTTCTCAGCTTTCCTCAAGCTGCTGCGCGGGTTCGGCAAGGACGTCGTTCTGATTGCTCACATGGATGAGCAGAAGGACGGCGATGCTATCAAGGAACGCTTGAAGATTTCCGGCGGGTCGAAAGACCTCGTCTTGACCGACAGCGACGTGATCGCCCGTATCTCGATCATCGCCAAGCAGCGCTATCTCGTCTTCTCTCCGACCGAGACGGCATTCGGCAAGGATCCGGCAGCTCTTGGCGAAGTAGCGGTACCGGCCGCCGATGCGCCGGAATATGCCGAGTGCCTGGCTGGCATCATCAGCCAGATCAAGGAGCGCCTCAATGACCTTTCCGAAGCCCAACTTGAACACAAGCAGGAGGTGGATTGGTTCGCGGAGCATTTGCCGAAGATTGATGATGCCGATGGCTTGAATGGCGTCCTTGGCCGCGCCCGTTCCGGTGGTCGTGACCTCGTCGTCATGGTCCATGATCGATCCAAGGCCCTCGGACTGACCTTCGACAAAGCCTCTGACGAATATGTCGAGGCTCGGCAGGAGGCAGCTTGATGGTCAAGAGAAAGGATAAACCCGTCTATGCCTTCGTCCGTCGCGGCAACGCTCTCGTGCCTGAGATGGCCTACGACCTGCAGGCACTCGACGGCGTAGCCCAAGGCCAGAAGATCCGCATCGAGATCAAGCAGTGGCGGAACATGGATCGCCTCGCTGCCTACTGGTGCATGCTGCACGATTGCGTCGAGGCTACCGGCTGCGCTCCGAGCAAGGAAGCGCTGGACAGCTACATCCGCCCCGCCGTGAACTACGTCGACACGATCCGGCTCGCCAATGGCTTCCTCGTTGGCGTTCCCCGAGCCATCAACACCCGCGAATGCGAAGAGCCTGAGATGATCGCATTCTTCAATGCGGCCACGGAATTGCTTGCCCGCGAATTCGGCTACGTGCCGCCGGAGCGGAATGCCAACGAAAACCGGAGGGTAGCATGACCTTTACAATCGAACTGACCCAAGTCGTCAGCAAGAAAGTCAAATACCTGCAGGCCGAATGCGGCGTCCGCTACTGGGAGGACGCTGAAGTCAACGGCACGGAAGACACCGACGGAGAGCTTATCCCCTGCCGCGTCAAGGACGCATGGTGCCCGATCATCGATCTCGAAACCGGCGTCATTCAGGACTGGCCGTCCGGCACCACCGCCGATCTTCATTACAAGGTCTGCGATGCAGGCATCTACCGGCTGCTCGACGCTGACAAGAACGTGGTCCGCGAGATTGACGGGTATGTTCCCGGCATCATGGCCCCCGGTGGCTCTGGCTATGGAGACTACGTCATCATGACTATTGGCGCGGACGGCAAAATTGCCGACTGGTCAGTCGACCTCGAAGAGTTCGAGGAGGACGGCAAGTGACCTGCAACTGCATCGAAACCGTCAACGAAAAGCTGGCGACCCGCAACACCCGCCTGACCCAGGCGATGATGTTCGGAAAGGCTGACCACCCGGGCCTCATGCTTGAAACCGAGCAGGTCGAGACCGGACGCGGCAAGCAGAAGGCCGTCTCCATGTTCCTCAACTACTGCCCGTTCTGCGGAACGAAGTATGCGGCTGATGAGGTGGCGGCATGATCACCGCACAGAAGGCAAGAGAGCTCGCCAAAGCCAACGACGCGGAAACCGTCACGAAGAAGATCATCGAATTGATCGAGGCGGCGGCGAAGCAAGGCAAGTTCGAAATCAGGGTCCGTGACTTTGGGTTCGGAACAACCGCCTACTATGGCGGCCCGAACGAATGGCCCAGCCTCGGCAAGCATGTCGTCAGCGTTCTTCGTGGTCTTGGATACGTCGCGGAATTTAAAAGCGAAGATCGTCAGTTTGTCGATATCTGGTTGAACGTGTCGTGGAAGGAATAGCCATGACCCGCACCACCTCAGTCTCCAGCCATACCCGCCGTCTCCCTGAAAAGGCGCCAGATCCATTTGCCCCGGTGATCGAGGCAAAGCGCGCCCGGTTCTGCCGGAAGTGGGGTCTTGAGATCGTCTCAGACAACGACGACCGCCTCGCGAAGCCCATAGCCGATCCGGTACCCGGGCCGGGCCGAATGTCCCTTGCCGAGATCGCCGCCCAGCTTATGGCGCTGGCGAAGAGAGCGGGGTACCGGGGATGAGCCGGCGCGAGTTCACGAAGAAGACGATGCGCGAAGCTCTGGCGCGATCTGGCAAGCGATGCGAGGCAGTCGGCAAGATGTATGGCCTTGAGGCCGGATGTCGCTGTAATGCCGATCTGAGCAAAGGCGTTGAGTTCGATCACATCGTCCTCGATGCCAACAGCAAGGACAACTCGCTGGAGAACTGCGCGGCTGTCTGTATCAAGTGCCATCGCCACAAGACGGCCAAGCACGATATCCCCATGGCTGCACGAACCGTTCGGCTGCAGGACAAGGCGCTGGGCATCAAAACGAAGCCAGCGCGACCTCTACGCAGCGCCCTATTCCCCAAGTCCACCAAGCCTAAACACGAGCGCGCGCAACTGCCGCCGCGCCAGCTATACCGCGAGGAACAGCCATGACGCAGGAAAAGACAAACCCCGCGCCCGTTACGCAAACGCAGCCCTTCGCTTGGTACTGGCACGATCAGCACGGTTGCCTCTACATCACTGGCGATGATCGCAAGCCCGAAGTGCCGGCAGAGGCCAAGCCGCTCTATGAGCATCCACCCCAGGAACATTTGGTGGCGGTCAAGCCACTGGAGTGGAACCCATACCGCGCCGAAACACCCTTTGGCTGGTATGACATCAATGATCAGAGTGATGTTCCGGAAAGCGAACTCAAGGGACGCCCTCCGTTTCTCCTTTCCGGTAGTAGGATGGACTATTCCAGGCATGGAACACTGGATGCCGCACGCTCTGCCGCCCAAGCCGACTATGAGGCCCGCATCCGAGCCGCCCTCACCACGGAGGGCCAGAACAATGGCTAAGCTACAGCTCGCCGTCAAAAACGAATACTTCGTTGCGATGAAATCCGGCGAAAAGCTGGAGGAGTACCGGAAGGCCACCGAATATTGGACAAAGAGGCTCTATCAGGCCGATGGTTCGCCCCAAAACTTCGAGAGCGTCATCATCACTGACGGCTACCCCAAAGCTGGAGATCCAGTACGGACGCTTGAGTTTCCGTGGCGCGGGTTCGAACGCAGAACGATCACGCATCCGCATTTCGGAGCCGATCCCGTCGAGGTATTCGCCATCGCTGTCAGACCATCCTCCGAAACGAAGGAGACTTCCCATGAGGTGTGAGCGCTGCGGAGATCACTTTCAGTCCGAATACGAGCTGCAGACCGTTTGCGGGGAATGCAGCCAGCCACCCTCACCGAAGGCAGAAGGCGTCACCTACGATCGTATTGAGCGATTGATGCACGCCGTCGAAGGCGAATGCGATGGTCTGGCGATCGACGCCGGTCAGGCTATGGCGATTCTTGCTTACGTCATGACCGGAGAAGCGCCGCCCCAAGAACAAACGATGGGTGAGACTGATCGCCTGCGGAACATCATACTTGACCTGCAAAATGAACGCCTGGCTTTTCTGGATGCTCTGAAGCCTTTCGCTGCTTGCGCAGATGAAATCGACTATGGCGATCAGGATAGAGATGAGCCTACGCCCGATGAAGAGTGGGCAAAATTTAGGCTCCTAGTCAGGGATTACCGCCGCGCAAGAGCTGCACTTGATGTACCGACGACAGCACTCCGAGCGCATCACGCGACGGATCTATTACGGTCACTAAACGCGATTGCGGAAGATTTCATCCCTGACAAAGATGCGGACGCCCCCCTTGCCCTGCAAGAAATGCGGGACGCTGTTCGTGCTCTTATCAGCGATGAGTTTTCCCCACCACCGTCACCGAAGGCGAACGTCGATGACCTGACGCGCCGACTGCTCGATGTCCTCGATAATGAGGATGAGCTTTCCGACGAGGTGCTGGAGGCATTCAAGGCGCTCGACAATGCCGTCTCTGCCCAGCCGCACCAGGGACAATTGGTGGCGCGCTGGCTTCCGATCGCGCAGGCCGATCGCACCATCAACCACGTCACCGAATTCACCGAAATTGGCCTGACGTTGAAGAACTCGGACACGTTCTGGGTGCGCGACGAGGACGGCCGCGTTTACCGAGCCGCATGGTCTGAGGGCAATAACGGTCGGGATTATTGGTGGGACTGGGAGGCCGAAAGCCCGGTCGATCCGGTCGAGTTCATGCCTCATCCGCTCGACCCGCGTTTTCAGGAGACATCGGAATGACACAGGCACGCCTTCAGTTCCGGTGGGAAGCTACCGACAAGCCGGCAGATGAATTCGGCGCCCGAGACTGGATATGCAAATACGAGCTATCGGTCCCGCTCGACCCGCACGATATTCGGCGCGAGGACGAAGACCACAACAAGGTGCGTGATGCCCTGGTTGTCGAGCTTGGCTCAACAAAGCGTGGCTCGTGCCAGGTACCGTGCGTAAACGATGACGGCTCTTTCTACTTCGACGCCCCTTATCGCGATGGCGCACACGCTACGTGGGATGCTCCGAAGCTCGGGAACCTGCCGATTGTCTGCATAGCGATCGACGGGACCGTTATCCCGAAGCCGATCAAGCCCGAGGACACGCCACCCCAGGAACATATGGTGGGTTTGGAAAGCGATCCGGCCACGTTGCGTGGCTACTGCCAGCAACTCCTCGACATGTTCGAAAACTATGGCGTCGACATCGAGGGCGAAGACAACGACCTGATCGCGCACATCAGCAAGGCTGTCGATCCGGCTCACGTCGAACCAACCGACACCACGGAGGCGCAGTCAGATGCTTAACCGCGTCGAAACGAAGCTCTCCGAGATCCTAACCGAGAGACGACGTGATCGCATGATGCGAAAGTTTGGCGGCATTCAAAAATGCACGTGGTGCCGCCAGTTCGCTCAAGACGGCGATGGCTGGAACTTTGCACCATACGACGATGATTTCAGCCTCGACGTTCTGACGTGCGGCGTCTGCGGCGGCACGAGCCTCTGGTTGTGGGGGATGGGAATGCATTTCATCCGCCCGCTCGATCCCCCGAAACCAGCTTTCGAAGCATCTGAGGTGAAGTCATGACCGACAACCAGAACCCCGCCCGCCAGACGAGGGCGATGGGTATCACCCCTGTGGATAACCAGCCTGTGGAAACTGAGGAAAGCGGGGATTGATGGCGAAAGAAGCTGTGATCCCGACGGGATGCTGGCCTGCTGTCCTACGTGACGAGCTTGCGGCTGCCTATGCCGGCGAGAAGACGGTTGACGCCTTCATCAGCCGTGTGGGCATCATATGGCCGAAGCCGTTCATTGAGACAGGCACAGGCAAGGGGAAATTCAGAGCGTGGCGGAAGAGCGACCTGGACAGGGTGATCGATCCCGCAAGCGTCGGCGGCGATCCGGCACCGTTGTGATGATCCCTATGGAAATGCCGCGCTACACGTCTTTCAAAACCCTGTCGGATGGATCGACGGGGTATTATTGGACGTGTCCTACCCGCTATCGCAATAAGAATTGCCCTTTCCGATCCGCCGCCCTCGGCGTGAATTTGTCTCAAAAAGAGATACACGATGCGGCGCGGCTATGGAATGACAGGCTTGATGGCTGGCTTAAAGAGCAATCACCATTCGCCGAACAGGAAACGACGAAATTTGCGACCGTGGAGTGGCTGGTAAACACCTACCTGAAACACGATGCCTTCCTAGAGCGCGTGGCAGAATTCAGCCGGCCCGACTACCGACGAATATTCTCTCGTATCTGCGATGTGAAGCTGAAGGCCGATACCGGCCTCGCTATCCGCGTAGGAGATGCCAAGATCAACCAGATTGGCGTCAGCACCGCTACGAAAATCTACACATATTTCTGTGATGCCGATGCGGCGCGCACTGGCGAGAAGGCTGTGACCTACTGCAAGGCCATGTGGAAACGCATGAAGCCTCACCATCCAGAGATGTTTCGTCAGGACACGCCGAACCCATGGGAAGGCGTCACGATCAAACGACGCACAAAGGCAGTGAAGGGCCATGTCGACCGCTCTATGGTCTATGCCTATGCGAATAAGGCCGTTGAAAAGCAGCGCGGCGAATTGGCTGCAGCGGCAATCCTTGCCTTCGAGTGGCTCATGCGGCCCTCTTCGATCGGCGCTGGCTATGCGGCATGGACGGGATATCGCGGCGAGAGCGCGCCGGACAAGATTATAATTGGGCACAGGAAGACATCGGAGCGAGCCGAGCACCCTCTCGAATATATCGACGATGATGGGAACTTGGTCGAGCTATACGCCGATGCAGAGCGGATCTTGAAGGCTATTCCGCAGAACGGCCTTTCAATCGTCTGCCAGAGGAACGGGAACCTCTTCGGAGATGGCACCCGACTGTCGCACGAGATCAGAGATTTCGCGGACAAGAATGGATTTGCCGGCTTCACCCTGGATAAGGCGCGGCACGGCGGCATGACTGAATTGGAGGAGAGCGGCCTCACGGAAGGACAAGGACGGGCCTTGTCGAAGCACCGGACAAGTGGGGCTTATAGAGGCTATGCCAAGGACACGGAGAAGCGTGTCTTGGAGGCGACGAAGCGCCGGTTTGGCATTGAGGATGCGCCTGTGGATAGAACAGTGTCCGAACAGGCGTTCAGAACGAAAAAAGGACAGCGTTCAGAATGAAGGGGCTTGCGTACCTCATAGATTCGTTCTAAAGCGCTGCCACCACACGCGAAATTCGCACCGGATGGCCTCGTGGCGGAGTGGTGACGCAGAGGACTGCAAATCCTCGTACCCCGGTTCAATTCCGGGCGAGGCCTCCAATTTCCCCGATATTGAAGTAAACATGCCTCACAGGCAAAAGCCTCGTCATCGGTTAACTTCAGTTATCTACGACACATGTCCAATCGGCCTGCACGCCGTAATTTGAGATCTTGATCGCGTCTTCTTTCTGGCGAATTCGGCACACAATTCTGCAAGATTTTGGGAACCGAACCGAACGCAGCCCGTTTTCTGCGCCGCAAATGAAGGTGCAGGACATGAACGACGGGCACATCCACGATACGATTCTCTGGTCAGAACCAGTCAGGGTAAGGGTAGGCTACGGCTTCACCGAAATCATCAGGGGACCACGTGAAGCACTCGAATACCTGAATTGGCGCTGGCCGGTTCGCTACGGTGACTATTACGCAAAAGCGGTGAATGAATGCGCCGCGTGCCTGCAGCGACGGGTTCCGCTCGATGAGGTCAGGGAAACCTTCATTCTCGCTAGCATTGAAGCAAAGATGCTTGGATGAACGATCAACAAGCGCGTCGCGCCTTAATCGAATATTTACACTCCCCGTTAGTCCATTTTTTAAAGCGCGCCCCTAATCATGTCGTTAGCGGCGATGTTGCCGTAACCTTTTTAGAAGGATCGCCATGACGGCGATGATAGACATGAAACTGACTTTTTCAGACGCCTTCGCGGCGCTCGCGACTATCATATCGCTCTCCAGCATCCTCTATGTACTCCACATGGTGCTTGCGCTCTTCTAG